TTAGAAAAGAAAAGGCGCTTAGTAAACATAAATTAAAGAATTTCTTTTTGCAGTGCGTGGCTTTGCGCAGTCCGTCTGCCCCTCGCTCGCCCCCTCGGATTTTTAATTTTGGCTCTAGCAGAATTTTTCAGATTTTCTGTGCTAGAGCTGTTTTTTTCTTCTCGGCTTGCCCTCGCTTGCAAGGATTTTCTGCAAGGTTTTCTGAAATATCTGAACCATTCTCTTTCAGCAGTTTGCCACCCTGCTCTCTCGGATTTTTTTGTGTCGCCTTGCTATATTTTGGTGTATCTTTACTCCTTTTCCGTGTATGTTTATTATCTTTTTGTGTCGGTATATTATCTTTTTATACCATTGTCTTTCCGTGTTTTTTCCTTTGTAATATCTTGCTTACCGTTTTGTGTAGCAAGATTATTTTTTTGTGCAACTTGATTATTTTTAAGAGGATTGCCCCTCGTTTTGGTCTGTTCCCCTCAACTTCTTTATGATTATATTATACACTCTTTTTTATTTTTTGTCAACACTTTTTGTCATGTTTTGATTATTTTTTTGTGTTGTATTGTAATTTATAAGAGGGTTGCCCCCTCTTACTTTTTTTGATTATTTTTCAATGTAGTCACGGATTGTCTTGATTAGAATATCTGTGTCTGAGTACCCTTTTTCTACGATCACTTTTTCAAGGAGATTTAGGGCTTGTAGCACCATTGTTTTATCGTCTAGTCCTTTCCCTTCATCTGTCTTGTTATCGTCCTTAGAGGACTTAATATGGCTCTCAGCGTCGCCCTCAGACCATTCTGTTTCCTCTTTTCTTGTAAGGCTAACATCATATAAGAAGGTATCATCACTAGAAAGGTCATCAGCTATAATCACTCGTGAGTTAATGCGCGTGATACTCGAATAGGCAACGATATTTTCATAGCCTACTTGCGTTACTGGAATAAGAACTAACTCTCCCTCCCTGATAGCAATACACCCTTCATCTGTGATATTTTGATAGTCTTTCAGCAACCCTTGATAGTTAATTTGAACGTGGTAATGTTCAGCAATGGTTTTCAGTAACTCGTCCAATTCTTGCTTATTGCCTACTAGGATTGCTCGTCCTTCTTGTAGGTTCTCAAACAGTTCTTTGAGGTCAGGAGTGTTCTCTTTGATTGTGGTTTGTAACTGCTTAGATTCAAACACCCCTTTTATATACTCATGGTAAAAGTGTCCTACACTTCCACCCTCTACTACGATTGTAGTATAGTCTGACATCAATTCAGCAAGCCATTCGGGATCGATTCCATAGTAACGATAAGCTCGTCCGCTTTTCATGATAACATCAAGAGAAGTGCTTGTTGCGATTTTGATTTCTTGAATGAATGTTGACATACCTATGTTCCTTTGAGGAGCTGATAGTCTTGTAGAGGAATAGAGAAAGTCGCTCGGAGAAAGTTGTTTTTTTCCTTTACTAATAATTTTTTAAAGAACACGCTCTCTCTACCCCTTTACAAAACTATCAACTGCCTTCCTTTTCTTAATTTCTTTATGTTTATATTATACACTCTTCTTTAACCTTTGTCAACTACTTTTCGGTGTTTTTTGATTATTTTTTTGTGTGTCACGATTATTTTTAAGAGGGGTTGTCCCCTCTTTTTGTGTTGCTTTCTATCTAATCTGTTACTCTTTGGTAGTAACTGATTGCTTCCTCATTATCTTTGAAATGCTCGTAGATAAAGTCCTCAATGTTACACCATAGGTCAGAATATAAACTACATAGAGTTTGGTTCTTTTCGTTATGTTGCCAGCTCTTATGATTGAGTACCATAGCAAACTCTGTCATGTACTCAATATTATCTTTCCATTCATCTTTTGCTCGATTGTAGGTGTCAAGGACACCATTAACTCCGAACATATCAGCAATGCTAAAGTCAGTCCAGAAGGTTGTTTTAGGCTCATAGCCAATCATTTCAAAGATAGGGTTTGTATATCCTGTAGTTAGGTTCATGTTGCGTTCTCCTTTTTCTTGACTTCTTTATGTTTATATTATACACTCTTTTTTAAACTTTGTCAACTACTTTTAGCAACTTTTTGTGTATTTTGATTATTTTTTTGTGTTTATTTTGTAATTTTTGTGGCACAAATAAAAAAGAAGAAGCATGGAAATTTTAAAACTTCCTATTTCTTGAAACTAAAAAAACTAGCGTTATGCCAGTTTTGGAATTTATTCTTCGTCACTATAATTTGTTATATCTGCTAGCTTCTTACTTTCAATAAGTTCTTTAAAGGAAACTGTATCGAATTGTTGTTTTTCTTCGTCCCACACATTTATGGAATAATCTCCTTTTTTCTCTAGTCGAAATTCTAAATCGCTAATTTGACCGATTAGATCTGGTGGGAATATCTCGAAACCACGATAGCAGTACCATTTATCGAGAAGAGGATATAACTTCCTTGCATAGTCCACAACATCTTCTTCACAAGAGATGCCTCTCCCTGCTAATTGAGCTGGGTTCATCTTGTACAGTCCTTTTAAAGTATTGATACAGTCACTCTCTGTCATACCCCAAAAATATACATTACAATCAGGCTGTGCTACTTTTTTATTTTTTGTATCTTTCACAAATTCTTCCCAAATATCCCACACCGTATTTTTTAGTTCATTTGGCTCTTTATCATCATGGTATTTGATGAAATATTCATAACCAACCACCGTTGTTGCTGTGATGAAAAATTTGTCGTATTCATTATTTTTTAGAGCTGTTTCAAAAAGTTCCAAGCGAGTGGAGTTGATAGGCTCTTCCTGTCTGATATGAGTAAGTTTCAACAACTCAATCATTTCTGATAAATGGTCTCTTGTGAAGTAATATCCATCAAATGACGCCAAAAGCATAAAGTATTCTTCATTTGACAAAGTTTGAGGAGTTAGTTTCCAACAAGGTCTCTCAGAAAAAGATACTTTTTCATTTGGAAAATATTTATTATCTAAATAATTCCAAATTGGTAAACAAGAAGCCATTCCGTTATGCTGACGATGGATCTCATGAATTGTGTTAGTTGAGTCCACTCCATATAGAATTGTCTGTCCCATTATTTATTCTCCTTTTCAGGGGTTACGTTCCCCCTTTGTTTTGTTCTATTTTATGATTATATTATACACTCTTTTTTAATCTTTGTCAACACTTTTTGATTATTTTTTTGTGTTTATTTTTTATTTTTTTGTGGTGCAAATAAAAGGAAGAAGTAGTTTTTACTATTCTTCCATGTTTTTCCAAGCGTTGCGTAAAATAACGATCACGCTTATTCCTATATATAGCCATATAGGATAAGCTAGTAGTTGTCCTAGATACATTTTGCGATTCTCCTTTTTGTTTTTGGTTGTTGCTAACCACCTTATAGGGAGATAGGTAATTCGGTACGGAGTTTATGTGTTTCAGCATAGTTATAAAGGAGATTATTTATGAAACTCTTACCTATCTCTTTATAAAGTGGTTATATCATCACTCCTTTTCCCCTGCTCGTTGCGCTGGAGCAGGGGTAGGAGCTGGAGTTAGTTATAACGAATTGGTGCTACCATGCTTTTTACGTTGTCGCTGTAAATAGCAATAGGACGATAAGGGTTTTCTTTATTTAAGTAAAAGGTAACTTGTTTATCCCCAAATTCTTTCACGATTGATAGCGTATTGATAAGAAAGTCAACTTGCACTAAGATACCATAATCTTTAGAACGTCTATCCTTAATATCTTGTTTAGGCTCGTTACATTGAGTGAAAGCCCCTGTTTGTTGGTTAACACGGACGACCTTCCCTAGTTTTGGTTGTTCAACCGTCTTTTTCTTTAACTCTTTCAGCTCTTTCAAAACCTTTAATACATCAAGCTCAACTTTAGACATTTCTTGTAGTTGCTTTTCTTTGTAAAAAAGTCTGTCTGTATCTGGATAGCTAAAAGATTCTGGATCAACTGGTTTATTTCCTTGCTCAATTTCCTTTGGAGTGAAGATATTTAAAGATATATGCTTATCAATGAGAGAAGCAGGCAAGTGAAAACAAACTCGCCCATCTGTATATACTGACTTGTCCTTGTAGTGATGAACTTGGTGTATGCCTGCTCGACAAAGCACGTCTTTTTTCTGTTGTTTTAGTTGCTTGGTAAGAAGTTTTAATACCTTTTCTTTTGCCTTTGCTCCTACTACTGCTCGGTCTAAAACTGGTGTTGCGTTCATTATGTTTTCTCCTTAACTTCTTTATGTTTATATTATACACTCTTTTTTGTCCTTTGTCAACTGTTTTCTATCATTTTTTTATGTTTTTTGATTATTTTTTTGTGTTGCGACGAAACAAAAAAGAGGGGTTGCCCCCTCTGGTTCTTTGCTTACTTCATACATTTAGTTCCTCTTTTGTACCCTGCCCTATAAGCTGATAGAGTTACTTCCTTAGAAATATTAACCCAACAGTCATGGTCTTTGTCGTACTCATAAGGATAGCAAGTGACTTCTGAGTTGTTTTCGTCTTTTCTTGTTCCTAAGACGACTTTCCCATTCTCTACATAAACGTTTTGTCCGTAAACTATATGCCAACCATCTTTATTTGCCATAATTTTACACCTCTTCTTTTTTAATTTTCGTTCCATTCCAGTCTTTCGCCATTGTTGCGGTCTGTTTTTACGATATAGTCGGTAAGTGTTTTAAGTTCTTCTTCGTTTAATTTTTTGTCAACATCAAGACCGATTGTTTCCAATTCGTATTTCCAATACCATTTATCAAGTGGTACTTTGTAAACGACTTCGCTCTCATTTGCCCCAAAACTTCCACTTTGACGGACACCAGTTTCGCCGTCTTTTGTGAGATAAAACTCCATGCTATCCCTTCCAATATTTACAGCAAGTTCTTTCGCTACGTCTTTAATGTTTGCGTTTACTTTAATCATTTTCTTTTACCCAGACCTTGTTGACCTTTCTTTCGTTATTTATGATTATATTATACACCCTTTTATAATCGCTGTCAACTGTTTTGCATTATTTTTTTGTGTTTTCTTGTTATTTTTTTATGTTGTACTTTGAACCAATAATAAAAAGCCTATCATCTAGGCTTTCTAACTGCTTTATTTATCAACTATCCGTAGAGACGTATTCATAATTGCTCTAGGCGTATAGTTTGAGTGTACTTGTAACAAAGAACACCCATAAACTTCTACTGTATGAACTGTTCCTGCTTCTCCAATCGCTTTTAGGTTGCAAAAGTCATAAGAGTTTTCTTTTAGCATTGCTCTCATGCTCTGCAAAAAGCTCCCTGAGATAATTTCCTTTGCAGAAATTTCCCCTATCTTCGTTCCAAGATTTATTTCTTGTTCCATTCATCTATCCTTTCCCTTACTGGAAGATAACGCTCCCATCTTCATTACAGACAATCTCTTTGACTGTCATGTAGGTAAACTTCTGTTCAATCGCTTGCTCGATAAGGTTATCAATCTCTGGATCGTTTTCGTCATTCCATTCACTTTTTCTCTCCAAAAGCCACTTCTCAGTTTGTTCTTCTGTCATGGTTATTTCCTGACGCCCATAACTAGAACTTGAGCGCCAAGCGTCATGATAATAAATTTCATACAAAGTCATATTGCTTCCCTTTTCTTGATAGAAGGTTAGAAGGTGGTTTTATACCACCTACACCTCCTCTTTTACTTTGTTAGGATTTATATTTTATTATCCCACCTCTTCCACATATACACCATTACGTTCCAAAAAGTCAGCGTGGCAATGTTTAATTGCTTCAACTTCTTGCTTATAGAGTTTTGACGCTTTACCCCACGATTGCAAACGGACGCCATATCTTAGGCGTTTCAAGTGCCTATAATCATTTTTCATGATATACATTTTAGGTTTAACTTTTTTCTCTCCTGTTAAAATTTTTCGGACTTCTTCACTATCAACTGGTATTCCCTGTTCTGTGATAAGCCCGTTTTCTTCAAGCCACATTACACGCTTGTATAATGTTAATGCGCGTGAGATTGGAGAAACACCATCATAATGCCCCTCTACTAAACAAAGCAACCAATCTTCTAGTTCCTCTTTCGTCTCGAACTTCTTTTCACAATCATAATTAACCTTATTCCCCTTCCAATCGGTCACATTGCTTGGCGAATAACTATATTTAACCATCAACTCTTTAAGGTTAATAGACATTTTTTTCAATGTATCGTATGACATATTGCGATTCTCCTTTTTCTTAACTTCTTTATGTTTATATTATACACTCTTTTACAATAATTGTCAATACATTTTGATTATTTTTATGTGTTTTATTATTATGTTTTTGTGTAATTTCCGATACATACCCTATTCCCTGCTTCCTTTTCACTCTCCAAAAGACATTTCTCTCTATCTCGTCTGTATTCCCCCTTGTTTTAGCTCCTAATACGTTTTATAATGGCTCTCCTAGAATTATGCTATTTTGCCCTACAACGTCACACGCGCCATTTTAGACGTAAATAAAAAGGCTAGTTGAACTATCCTTTAGTTTAATATCTACATTCTAAACAATCTCACCTTTTAAACTATTTCAATTCGATACAAATCCAATCATCTTCAACTACCCAAGTTCTACAAATCTCAGCTTTTAATAATTCATTTTCTGATTGACACCCTGTCAGATTTTTTACTTCTTTATTCCACCCAATAAAATCCACCTTTTTAGTGTCAAATTGTCTAGGCATATAAAAAATAGCTATACATTCATTTTCATTCTGATGAATAGCTATTGTGATTCCATGATTAAATGGGTCTAGCTCATTTAGTTTTTCATATACTCTCTTACTCATTAAATATACCTGTATTTACTCTATTTTTTCTATGTTTATATTATACACTCTTTTATCTGTTTTGTCAATACTTTTAATTATCTTTTTGTACTTTTGTATTATATTTTTATGTTATGTTTAATAAATGCACTATCCCTCACTTTCTACCCACTCTATTAGGTACATTTATCTCTACCTCGTTCATGTTCCCTCTTATTTTAGCTCCTGACACGCTTTATAATACTCTGCTTGGATTTATGTTATTCCCCCCTGCAACGTCATACAAGCTCTTTTAAGAGTAAATAAAAAGGCTAGATCAACTAGCCTTTGTTCTCTTTAAACGTCGCTTTCTATCTAGCCAAAAATATTCTGTGCAATTTCTTCTTCTGTTAATTGATATTCCTTATCAACTAAATATGTATCTGTTTCAAAAATATCAATAATTGTAACTGGCGAAAGTGGAACATAATCTCCGTCAGGAAGATTTATTTTGCTTACAATTTGATAGCTTTTGCCATCTAGTTTAAATAAAATCCGTGAGCCACCAAAATTCTCTTGTTCAGCTTCAGTCCATAGACGATTATAGAGATTTTGCAAATATTTTTTATTGCTTTCTTGAAGAAAGTATTCAAGCGTTCGACTGAAATAAGGGTAGTTCTTTGTGTTGCGTTCCCAAAGATATTCAAAATTCACAATCAGCTTATCTTTATATGGCTTAATAAAATTGATTGTCGCAACTCGATATTTATTGAACAGTTCTCTAATTTCTTGCTCTGTCATATCTTCAACTAGAATTTGTTTTGTTACCATTTTGTTTTACCATAAGAGCCTTTTGCTCTCCCTATCTTAATTTGACTATATCATATCAGAATACTTTACGGACTTCAATTATTTTAGGAAAGAGCCTGCGCCTGCAAGCTCTCGCCTATATTTTAGTAAACTGACAAGCGACCTGTACTTTTGCTAAGAATTGCTTTTCGACCATTTTTATTAGTAAGTCTATAGCTATATGGTAGCGATTCAACCGTAACGTCTTTTTTGAAGCCTTTGTAGTTGGTTTTCGCAACCTTAAAGGTGTTGACAATATGTTTCCCTACCCATTCACGATACTCTGCACGTTGTTTGCGCTTCTCGTACAGTTCAAGAGCTTCTTCCTCGGTTGAAAAGGTAAAATACTTATACGGTTCATATCCCCCACCTTGTCCAAAGGTGTAGCTGTAGTAAGTATAGGGTTCTGATAGCAAATTATTTACTTCTTCCTGTAAGCTCCACCATGAGTATTTAACACTTTCTGTTAATGTTAGAGTATGTTTCCCTGTACTTTGATTGATATTCTCATACCAATAGCCAAATTCATATCTTTTCCCATCTTTTTCCAAGACAACTTTAGCAAAATCAGCATTGTTCTTCTCCAACGATCCATTTTCTCTTGCTACTACTAATGTATAGCCATCTTGTAGTAGTTTTGCTAACTGTTCTGAGTAAGCCTTGTTAATCTCTGTTCCTGTAAGTTTCATGTTGCGTTCTCCTTTTAAATAATTCCAAACTGTTGAAAGATTAGTTTTGCTTCGCCAATCGTATTCTGATTTTCAACTACCTTCCTGATTACTTTTAAGCGATAAAGATTTACTACTAGCGTCTCTTTAAGAGCGGTCAGCTTTTCTTCGCTCGCATTCTGGGAAATATACCACTTAATCATAGATATTACACTATCACGGAAGCCTTTTTCATTTTCTTTAGCTTCTTCAATACGCATAGCACCAAGATTATCCATGTATTCATGTAGCTGTTTCTTCATTTCATCTGCGTAGCCTTGTATTTCTACTGGTAGTCTTGCGTTCATGGTTGCGATTCTCCTTTTTCTAGGGTGTTGCGTACCCTTTAATCTTTCTTTATGATTATATTATACACTCTTTTTTAGTGATTGTCAATACTTTTTGTCATATTTTGATTATTTTTTTGTGTTGCGCGTGATTTTGAACTCCATTTTAATTCTCCTGTTCATTTTGACTTCCTAGTCATTTCTTATTTTTGTATCTACATTACACTCCCTTTCGTTGTATCTGTCAGCTATTTTCATATTTTGATTATTTTTTTGTGTTGTAAATAAAAACACCCTAAAATTCTTGATTTTAGAGTGTTCCATAGTTCAATTTTCTGTCAGGATACTCAAGACTTCTTCTAAAATACCCTCTTGTTCAGCAGTTTCAGGACAAATCTCCCAACCTCTGTCATAAGAGACGATTGTTTCTTCTCCAATAGATATATCTAGGTTGTAAATACGCCCTCTATCAATGCCATCTGGGGAAGGTTCATCACTTACCTTGGCTAAGTAGTCAACCTTTTGCCCTTTGTACGTCAGTTTCCCTTTATTCCACATAGCAAACCTCTCTTTCTGCTTATTCCGTCCTTATTGCCCTCTTTTTTGCCCCCTGTCACGTTTTTAGAAGCTCCACCTAGAATTATGCCACTTTGACTTAAAATGGCTTATACGCCCTTATATGAGCTTTTAGAATATCAAAGGAAAGACTAACTTTTGTAGCTAGTCTTTCTCTAATTCTTCTAAACGTTCTTCAAAAGAACTTTCGATCTCTTCCCAAGCTCGGTCAGTATAGGCAATAATACCACTAAAATAGTTATAAAAGTCTAACAGCTCCACTTTAGGAGCTAAAGGCTCATTTATACTATTTCTGGTAAAAGACGCAACGGTTCTACAGAATTCATCAAACATACTGACAAATTCTACAACAAATACATCATTTTCAAGAACAAAGGAAACATACAAGCCTTCAATCACATCATTTGCGCTATTGATTCTTTCTATCTTTCTTTCTCGCATGACTTTCTCAGCACTATAGAAGATAGCATACAAACGCTCTAATGCAGTAGTTGTTTTCTTAGCAATTCCCTGCAACCAATAATCAAGTTCCTCTTTGTCATTGTCGTTCCTGATATTGGTATTCAGCCTATAACCTTTGCTTCCATCTGAAAATTCACGGACATAGCCATAGTTAAGATAGTTTGCTCTTTCTAGTCTGCTTTCCTTAAACTCAAAGCTATCTAAAATCCACCTATCTTTTTCTTTGTCGCTCCAAGTATAGAAAGATGGATATTCTGCCTTGATATAGTCCATCAGGTTTTCCCAATGCCCCCCAAGGTCAATATCAATACGCTTGTCTTTCAATTTGTCAATGATATACTTACCCAAAATATCCCCTTTCTACTCTATCAAAGTTCCGACATAACCTTATCAAGAAAGTCTAAAGCGAAAGTTCTTTCACTAACAGGAAAACCAAGAACGCTTGTATCAAATGTTTCAATAGTCATTTTGTTATGTTCTGGGTCAATATCTATGGAGGCAAAATTTGATACAATTAAACTTTTTCCGTAGTATCTCAAACGTATTGCCTTTTTAGGGAACGTCTCCAAGACGCTATCCCAAGTATCGTGTTCCTGACCGACAATACAAGTGTCTTTTAGTTCGTCAAGTTTTAACTCTACTTTTTTGCTACCTGTTTTCTTTAGTTCTTCCCAAATCGCTCGTAAGATATTACGTTCACTATCGCTCCAATCTTCAAATTGAGCAATATTTAATTGAGCAATATTCTTAGCAAGATAATCTTTTGCCATTTACTTATCCCCTTTTACTAATTTTTCAATCGCTTCCCAATCTTCTTCTTTTGCTGTCATTTTGGCAACGTTAATCAAGAGATTTTTAGCTTCTTCTGAAAGCTCTTTAGCGCTCATATTGTTTTGATTGGTTGCAACTTGTTCCATCTGCAACTGAAAGAAAAAGATTTTTGCAACTAGGTCTGATACAAACTCATTCAGTTCTTTCAGCTTTTGGACTGCTTCGTTGTCATGGTCTGTTTCTCCATGCCATGAAATACCTTGTAGTAAGTCCTCTGGTGTAATGTTCTGTTTGATTTTAAATTCCATTTTGTTTCTCCTGTTATTCTAAGAAGGTTATATCAAAGAGTGGGCTTCCACTCTTTGAACTTATCCGTTTTTATATAATAGAACTATCCATGCTTTACAAATTTGACCGCTTCATCAAGCGTACACATTTTTAGCCAAGGAGTTTCTTTTGTGACTTTACTATACCCTGTTAAAGTTGTATCTTCATAGGTCGTTAAACGCTTATAGGCATAAAGCTCTCCATTTCGTTCTTGAAATAAATAATACAACGTAGAACCTACTCCATCTTCTATATAGCGCGTGAGTGTTAACTCGTAATGTTTATAGTCAAATCGAATATTAGGTTCGTTTTTTAATCGCTCGTACAATTTCTCCAACATTATTTTCTTTTCCTTTGTTTGTAATTGTGTTATACACCTTTATTCTTGCTTATCTAGTGGATTATTTAAGTCCATTTCAAGTTGTTTTAGTTGCTTAACTAGGTATCTTGCCCCCTCTAAGCCTTTTAGCTCGATAGGCTCGATATGGTCGTTATCAAACCCAAAAATAGGCGATACATACAAGTCCTTAATCTCTTGCAAGGCGTGTAGTTCTTCTGGCTCATATTGAGGGGTAGCTCTGGGATCTAGGTCTAATCGTGATTTCCCAACATTCCCTTTCTCGTCAATCCAAGCATAGCCTTCATAAGTTAAACCACCAATCGGTTTTGTGTTGATTGATTTATAGATTGGATCAAGATAATCAACTGGAAAGCCATCAGGCAAAACGACAAAACCGTTCTCATGGTCGTCCCAATCTGCAAATGGAGTAAAGGGCAGGATTTTTGAAGCCCCACGTTTTTTCAATTCTTCCAAGATTTCTGTGTATTTCATGTTGCGTCCCCCTGTTTCTTAAATGTTTTCTTCATCTTTGTAAAATTCAATCTTTGCAAAGTTTTTAGGACTTATCGTGATGATAGTTTCAGTAGGCTCAATCTGTTGTAAGTGAATACAATCTACACTGCCTTGTTCTACCCCTCTAAGTACACTTAGGACATACCTATAATCTTCTTTTACCTTGATTTCTTCTTCAAAGTAAGGATTTTTCAATACTATCCTTGTCATGTTGTTCTCCTTGATTGCTTTTCTGTCTATTCTTGCTTGTCTAGTGGATTGTTTAAGCTCATTTTTTAACAATTTTCCCATTTTCTAAAATACTATCAATGAACCAATCATATCCCATGAACCCTTCTGAAAGTTTCATAATCCCTTCAAAGTCTTTTTTATTGCCTACAGTCATTGTTACATTAGCAACCCAACCGTCTCCAAAATCGTAAGTAAATGTTTTTTTTGCTCCTCTATGTAGGTCGAATCCAAGTTCTGTCAACCTTTCTCTTTTTTTAGTAGTTAGGAACACTTCCTTAGCAAATACCTTGCCTTCCCCAGACCACTTTTTATCCCATGTGTTAATTTTACTGTGTCCGTACTCAAATAATAATACTGTCATATTCTGTACCTTCTTTCTGCCTATTCTTCTACAAAACCATAATCTCTGATTTCTTCTTCATCTTCGATACTGGTATAACGCTTGTTCGTTGTTTCTTGCTTATTATTGATAACGTTATCCCAATTATCTTCATCATTTAACTTTTTGATCGTGTATAAGCTGTAAATATCAAGCCCTTTATTCAATCGTTTAATTTTTGCCAAAACATATTCTTCTACGATAGCAAAGTATCTTCCGTTTTCGATTAAGTAGTAGTTCATAGTTAAAACTCCGTTTTCTTATTTATGTTTATATTATACATCTTTTTATAATCGCTGTCAACACTTTTCTGTGTTTTTTTATTATTTTTTTGTGTTCTATTAAAAATTAAGGACAATAAAAAGAGTAGTTGCCTACCCTTTTACAGTTTACGGTCTGCTAGTCTCCCAAAATCTTCAACTAGCTTCACATTGTCTTTATCTAAGTCTCTGTGGACTTCTAAGCGTAAAAGAACTTCTACGCTTCCTGTAATGATCCAAAGCATAACTGATAGCACAACACTCCCTGTAGCTAGATACAAGGCTAGGGAAGGGAGTAAGCTCCAAATAAAAAGTTTGATGATAAACACAATGATTCTCAGCATACTTTACTCCTTTTCTCCGAACGCTTCCACGGTAAAATCCTGTGTCTGCTCTGAAAATGTTTCAGCAAAAGCAATTTCAGACAACAGCTCAACAACTGCAATTAAAAACCATAAGCCAACTGAAAGTGTCATATTCCTTGTGACTGCATACAGGAGCGTTGGTGGAAACAAGCTCCAAATGATGATTTTTAATGCCAATGCAACGATTTTAACATTTTCTAACATTATTTTCCCCCTTTTCTAGCTTCTTCTAAATAGTATAGGTAAGTTGAGTTCCCTTGGTGTTGGTTGATTTCCTTTTCTACTGTAAATGAAACAGTCTCAACTAAAGATTTTAACCCAAGGTAGTTTTTCAAAGCAAGAAGATGATTATATTCATCTTGCGTGAGTGTTATTCTTACAGATTTTTTCATTCTTTCTGCCCTTTCTGTAATGCAGGTGGTAGTTCTTTGCTTACCTCACTCATAACACCGTCTTGATCTGTTGGCAAAGTAGCAAAAATTTTCTTCTCTGTTCCCCCTGATTCAATACAAATCAATTCCCTTTCAACAAAAATCATTTCTTTGAATACAGCTTCGCAGATAGCAATTACCCTCTGCTCAATTAGATAAGCGTCAAGGTCGTCTCCATTATCCAAATCTTCTATATCTTCATTCGCCAAGTCACAAGCCTTTTCATATAGGTTTTCTGCAAACTTTCGTCTTAATTCTTCCATTGGTTTTGCTCCTTTATTTAATCTATTCATACTTTGAGAACTCATGCTTAATAGTCTTTAGGTCAAGCAAGGTCATTTGATTTAACACCCCTGAGTTTACTTTTTCGGTCAATTCTTTAATGAGTTTTTGTTTTTCGATGTTGCTAATGTGTTCTTGGATTGCTTGCTCCGTTGCTTGCTCTAACTCCGTGAATACATAATTTGCATAGATTTTCCCTGTCGGGGGGAATCGTGTTCCTCTTGCATCTATACGTCCTGTTGGCGTGACTTTTTCGACAGTAGTAAGAACACGTTTAGTTCCTAATACTCCTTTTGATACAACAATAAATACCTTGTCCCCAACTTTTAAGTCTTTCAACCAACCTTTTCTTTGGTCTTTTGATTCAGTCATTGTTTTTCTCCTGTTCTTGTTTTATGATTATATTATACACCTCTTTTTATACCTTGTCAACACTTTTTATTATTTTTTTATGTTTTTGTATTATATTTTTGTGTCGCGCGTGATTTTTGCTGTTTCCTATCCCTTTTTCCTATGTGTCAGATAAACAAAGTGTAGATATACTCGTTTTTTCCCTCTCTCGTCCTCTCTCTTGCGTTCTATCTATCTCTCCGTCCATTTATGCCCCTAAATTCAAAACGTGCTTAGAACGTCCAAAAACGCCCTTAAAATTGATTGATGAAAAATAAATAAAAAGCCAGTATAAAAACTGACTTTTAATTCTATACCCATCTACCAGAATAATCTACCCAATATCTACCCTGCACCCACTCAGACCAAGCGTAAGCACCATTAGATTTTAGGTAGTACCAACCGTTATAGTATGAATCGTAAATCCATTCATTCTTAGCCATTTCTCCACCTAATTTCAAGTAGTATGAACCTTGCCAAGTGTTCTTAGCCATATATCCACCTGACTTAAAGTAGTACCAAGAACGATAGTATGAATCATAATACCATGAACTATTTACATAAGCTCCACCTGATTTCAAATAGAACCATGAGCTGTAGTTTGGATCATACACCCATTCTTTATCTGCCATCTTTCCATCTGACTTCAAATAATATGAACCTTGCCATGTATTTTTAACATAAGCACCATTTTCATTCAAATAATACCATGCTTTATACGATGGATCATACACCCACTCACTTTCAGCCATTTCCCCATCAGATTTCAAATAATAAGAGCTTACCCAAGTGTTCGTTACACGGTTGCCATTTCTATAGTAGTACCATGAGCCATTCTCTTTAACCCAACCATTCTTGCTTGCTACAGGTTTATCCTGTTTAGGAGCAGACGTATTCGGTTTAGGTTTGTCCTGTTTTTGCGTTGGTTGAGAAGGCTTTGCAGGAGTAACATTCTTATTATTCTGCTTTTCCTTTTCTTTCTTCTCTAGTTCCTCTTTCTCCTTCTTCTCTAATTCTTCTTTCTCTTTTCTTTCCTGCTCCTTCAAAATATCAATCTGCTTATCAAGTTTTTCATACTCGCTATACGCAGTATTCAAGCTGTTATATTTCGTTTTAACAGACTTCAATTCATCTTCTTTCTGAGTTAGCAAGGCTTTACGGTTGCTCTCAGTAGTGTTTGCAGGACTAGAGGTGCTAAAGTTAGATTTTGTAGCCTTTGCTATATCTTCATCAGCTACCGTGATATAACTTACACTAAAGCCATCTTTCAAATAGCGCAATGAGATACCAAGATATTCATTATTAGAAGGCTTACCGTAGTTGACACCTACGATTGATTGAGCATGAGCAAATTCATAGCCATTATACAGAAATTCAACAATAGAGTAGTAAATCCATTTTTTCATTTCTGCCTTCGTCATTTCACTTGAAACATCACTAGAAGAAAATGAGTTCTCGTAGAATTGGCTACCCATTTCTTTTTCTTCATCTGCCTTACTAGAGGTAGGTAAACCATATTCTCTAGCTACATCATTGATACCTTTCACATAATGCCAGTCAAAAGCGCTTCTATTCGCTTCTCGAACCTTAGTAGAAAGTTTGTCTGCAAAGTCGATAGATGAATTAGCAAGTGTCAGTTGTGGTAAACCTGCTTGCTTTCTAACCTGATTAAGCATAGATAAAGCAAAGTAGTTCAACTCCACTTTCACTTCTTTAGGTAGGTTGTTTACATCATAAACCCCTACTTGATCCACGCCATTAGATACAAAGTTATCTTCCTGATAACGCAGTTTCTTGCTTTCTGCCTTCAAGGTAGATAAGGCTTGTTCCTGTTCAGAATCGCTTTTCTTATAGTTGTAGTAGTCTTTTAGAGCTTTTACATACTCAGGGCTTACCTTGATAGTATTCTTTTCTGAATAAGGCGTTTTGAGTTGTGTAAGGCTTGATTCTAGCTCCTTAACCTTGTTTTCTAACTCTACCAAAGAATACCAACGTCCATCACTAGCATAGCTAGTCACGCCGTTTTTCTGCGCTACCTCGTCTCTTTGCTTCTCTAGTTGCGCAATCTGGGCTACTCTAGCGCTGTTTGCATGGACTATACCACTTCCAAAAGTGAGCAACGTTACCGTGGATAGCAACGCAATAGAACCTTTAATCTTCATTTTGTACTCCTAAAATTTTATAATATCTACACTTTATATATTACCATATTCCACCAGTTGCTTTCAAGTTGAAACAAAAGAGCGATAATGTTATTTTATCGCCCTTTGCCACTATAAATTAGTCTTGTTTACGTTTAAGACCAGCTACACCAAGCATAGTTGCAAGTACACCAGCTAGACCAAACAAACCAAGTGAAGATTGAGCAGTACCAGTATTTGGCAATGATGGTTTCTTAGGCTCTTCTGGTTTCTTAGGCTCAGGTGTATGTGTTGTTACCTTCGCTACCATTTCTTGACCATTGACAATGTTCACGAATTTGTTTTCGATTTCTCCACTTGCGATACGTTCAACTTCGATATAGAAATCAGCGTCAAACGTTCCTTTTACTCCTAGAGAGTTCAAGAACTCTTTGTCAATAGTGTAAGCCCACTTACCGTCTTTTTCGTTCCATGTTACTTTAACAATTTTCTTGATAAAGTCTGAGTTTGTGCTTTGGTTGAACTCAAATTGGAACGCATAAGTAGAACCTTTAGCAATCTTGTCTCCTGCCTTAACCACTTTTCCGTCAGACAAGACTACATCATAAGGTAATGTAAGCTCTTGTTCAGCAACGTATTCTGTACCACGAATAACACCAGACCAGTTGCCTGTGTAACGGTCGTGCTTCAAGTCAAGCATATCAATACCGTCATACTGGTAAAGTGTATCGTGTTTAGAAGGTACAGTCACACCGTCCAAGAGGTAACGTAGGTACTCGCCAATTTGAATTTCTTGACCGTCACGAACTTTAGAGTTATCTTTGTGATCCAAAGCGTGTTTTTCAGGTTTCAAGTCAGGAACTTGCACAGTTACCAAGTTAGAAACAAAGGCATTTCCAAAGTCGATTTGATGGAAATCATTTTTAACAATCTGTCCTTTTTCTACAAGCAAACGTGCAGGAAGCTCAATCGTGATATTCTTAGCTTGTTTAACGTAGTTTTGATAGAATGAAGCAGAATCTTTCGCTACCCAAAGGTAAAACTCATCTTTAGGATTCAAACCAGCTTCTTTCAAAATGTTTTGAATTTCTTTTGTACGTTGTTTTTCAGAAAGAACATGGTACATATTAAAGAGCGCTTTAACGTCTTTACCAGTAGAATCCTTCATAGTGATTTTGCTGTCATCTACCTTGTAAGCACCATCTTGTACGTCATCTGCCATAGCCCATGTCTTACCATAAGTTTTAGAATCAGTAGTAAAAGTTGAATATGGTTTGTAGTCAGTTGTCAAACTGAATTTCACATTTTTATCAAATGTGTTTGAACCATTGATGTCACGCTTATAAGTATCTTTGATAGCCTTCACAGGTTTTGGAGTTGAAGGTTGAACACGTAAACGTGAATAATTCACTTTTACAGTAGGAACTAAAGGCATTTCAGGAATTTTTTTCTTCTCTGGTGGAGTTGGAGCAGGTGGAGTTGGAAGTGTTGTACGAGGTACAAACTCTTTTGGTTTTTCCAATTTAGGTTTAGGAATTTCCTTAGTGTCTTTTGGCTCGTACTTAGGTTTGTTAGGTGGTGTAGTTAGGATTGTTACAGGAACAGTTGCACTTGCTTTACCAAAGATACCTACAGCCCAACCATTGTCACTAAAAATTTCTTCATCAGAAGGCAAATCTTTTCCTTCTGCTCTTGCCTTATCATAAGCCCACTTCCGTTCCAATTCAACTTTTTTAGCAGAATGAACTCCTTCGCCATTATGATAAACAAAATTCAAAGTAGAACCATATCCAACAGATAAAATAGAGCCACGAGGAATATCAGCTTCATCTTTGACATTAGCATATCCAAGATCGCCTGCCTTCACACCAAGTTCAGGAACATCAGAAGTCCAAGCTGTCTTGTATTCTCCCTTGTAGTAGTCCTTACCATCACGCTTAACTTTATTAACGTCTGAACCTTTTGGATTGAGGACAAGCCCTTCTGTTCCATCTTCATAAGTCAAACGCAACTCTTGCCCATAATCAATATCGTTAAACATCGAAGCAACAGCAAGAATAGCCTTCTTACTATCTTTTTCAAGATAAAACTCAATCTTAGTATTAAATTGAACTAAATTTCCATAAACAAAATTGATAGAACCACTATTATCTAGCTTATGAATCGTGATTTTTGTAGTTGATAAAGGCTTTCCATTTTCCTGCCATTCAGCCTCAACATCATTAAATGTGAAACGAGCAGAGATTTTCTCGCCTTTTTCATTTTCAGCTACATTATGTAATGTAAATGAATCTCCCTTCTTAGGGTTATAAATTTGACCAAAATAACCAGAAAGATTTTTAATTAAACCAGCACGACTACCAGTAATAGTTGTATCACTATGCAAACCAATATAATCTTTAACCTTCAGTAAACCTTCAACGCCTTCAAATGAAGCAGTCATTTTTTTGTAATAGTTGACGCTTCCACGTTGGCTTTCGTCATAATCGCCATAAACCGTGATATGAGGTTTTTCAGCTTTTACGCCCTTTTTAGCTAACTCTTCTTTTTCTTTGTTGTACTTGGCAAGGTCACTTTCATATTTTGCTTGCTTTTTTTCGTAGTTAGCTTTTAAGTCAGCGTTTCCCTTTTCAACCTTTTCATTGTAGGCTTTTTGGTCGGCTACATTTTTGTTGTAGGTAGCTTCTTTTTCAGCGTTGTCCTTTGCGATACGCTCATTTTCAGCTTTGGTATCAGCTTCTTTTTTAGCATTGTCAGCAAGAATAGCTTTATTTTCAGCTTCAATACGTTTGACTTCTGCTTCATGATCTTTTACAGCTTTTTCAAACTTATCTTGTTTTTCCTTGTTTTCTTTTTCGATTACTTCACGTTCTTTAGTAGTTTTATCTACCTTAGAAGAATAATCAGCAGTCACAGTTTTGACATCTTTTTCCTGTTTCGCATAATCAGCTTCAATTTCTTTTTGCTTTTCTGCGACTGTTTCAGAGGTTGCAACACCTTTGTCCTGAACTGCACCAACTTCAACTTTAACACCTGCGTCTTTAGCTTCTGTTACAGCTTTGTCAAGATTGTCATGAGCAACAGGAACTTCTACTTCTGTTTTCTTTTCTACAACAACAGGTGTAGTAGGTTTTACTTCATCAGCAGATACGTTATTGCTTCCAAAAGCAATACCCAAGATAGCAAGCGCCAAAATTACTCCACAAGCACCTGCAACTTTTGTTTTACGGATCGAACCGAATGCTTTAAATTCGTTTGATTTTAACATTTATTTGTTATATCTCCTTTTTTATTTTCCAAAAAGATTAAGCATTGACTTTATCTTTTAAACCTTTACCTGCTTTAAATGCAGGTACTTTTCTTGCCTTGATCGTGAGCGCTTTTCCTGTTTGTGGGTTGCGCCCTTTACGTTCAGCACGGTTACGAACTTCAAAAGTACCATAGCCATCAATACGGACGTGTTCGCCTTCTGACAAGTATTCAGCGATTTTTGCGAATACAAACTCAACTGCTTCTTTAGAAGCCTTTTTAGTCAAACCAAGTTCTTCTGCCATTGGTTCGTAAATGTCACGTTTTGCCTTCATTTCTTCTTCACCCCCTTTTTATTATTTAAGATATTTCAGATTATACCACCTTTCTTTTGAAAAAACAAGCACTAAGCTCAAAAAAAGTGTTATTTTATATTTTATAAAACGACACTTTTCTTTTTTATTAACCTATAAAATCAACGTTTATTGATTTTGCTAGTGGTTCTTCTAGCCATAGAGTGTTGATTAGCTCTTTTTCTCCTAATATAAACTTGTTGTATTTTTCGTATTCTGATAGTTTGGTATCAAGCAATTTCTTTGATAAATCAGCCATATCTCCATTAAATTTTAGAGTTGCTTTTGGTTTTTGAGCCAATAATTTTTCAATGGATACATGACGTTCTTCTGCCAAGGCTTCAAGTCTCTTATAGTAAGGGTTGTCTGGACTAGGAGTTGCTACTAAATGTTGTAGGATTTCATCTGGATTGAAACTCTCTGCCAATTTCTGGGAGATTTTCTGGATAGCTACCCTTTCAGACGCAATCTGCTTATTTCTTTCTTCCCACTCACTTACACCCTCTAAGAGTTCAACAGTCTTACTGAGCTTTCCAAATATACTTGGCAAGCATAAGAGCGTGTTAAAGTCATCAGCAGTCATTTTAGGTATGCTATCTAACGCCTGTGGTCTATTTATGTTCAGGATCAACGTCATCAAAAGGACAATCTCGCTTTCATTCCCTTGCGTGTTGACCTTCACTTGGTAGTGAGTATTGTTGAGCTTTGCATTATCAAGCCCTGCTTCCTTGGTTTTGTCTCTAAATTCTTCAACCAACTCAGGGTAACTATCAATATTTTCTGTCAGGAGCTTATTGACCTGCATAGCGTCAAACAGCCTATAGAAATTATCAAGCAATTCTTCTGAGCCACCCATTCTATGCTCCCACTTTTCAAGGGTTTCATTCAGGACTACTTCTAAATCCAATAAATGACTTTTCTGCCACTCGTTCAATGCCATCTGTGTTGCTCGTCCTGTGTCAAAGAACTCTCTCAAACCGTCTCTCAGGTCATCTTCTGCGATATATCCTTCATTGATACCTGATTCTACCCACTTGTCATAAGACGCTCTCAGGCGTGGTTTTAAGTGCCAATCCACGTCTATATACGTCACGCCTTTAGGAAAGCCCTCTGTATGCAGATAATCTTCTACAAGCTCCTTAATTGTGCTTGGCTCAACTTCAATCAAGGTTGCTGTAAAGTCCTGCAAGTCAAAACGCTTTTCAAACATGAGGGTTGCTTGTCTTAATGAATCATCTTTATTTTCTGATTTTCGTTTAATCGTAACCATATCTACTCTCCTTCGTGTTGTCTATTTTATTGTATCAAAAAAAGCAAGCTATTTGTGAACTTGCTTTTTTGCTTTAGACAACAGCCATCAGCTCTTTTGAGCGTTTGAGCTGTTCTGTTAGTTCTGAGACTTGACTAGATAGGTCACTAGCTTCTGTATAAAAGCCTTGGATCGCACGGATAACACTTGAATAAAGTTCTTCATCTTCTGGTTCAGCTTCCTTTTCGCCTTCTTCTAGGACGGTAAGGTTGTGACTAGCCCAATCCTCTAGCTTATTAAGTGGTACAACTAGGTCACATAGCGCCTTTAACTCTTTCTCAATATCCCCTTGGCTAGAGATAGTACCAAAGGCCACAAACTGGATAGCTTGTTCTTGGTCGCCAAAGACTTTCTTATCTTCATCTGATAAGTCTCCCCCTGCGTCATCAATCCTATGTAGCCACGTTTCTAGCTTTGTACCAAATAGCTTCTTATTCTCTGCTAGGTTCTTGACTGAAAAGTTCAAGCCTGCCAAAGTGTAGTCTTGAATTGAAATAACTTCTGCCATATCTACTCTCCTTCCCTATAAGTTCCAAGTTGAATCTGCTCTGTTATGGTGTCGTAATTCCCTGAGTAAACTAGGATATTCTTACCATCAGTAAACGTGATTGTAAACTGTAGTGTTCCGTCTAGGTTAGACTTGAAAACCTTAGTTTTAGAAGCGTCATACTTGTATTTTAGGAGCATTTTCTCCTTGATAATCATTAAATCTCTACGATAGCTTGATAGGTTATGATTGAGCCTATCAGGTACGATAGATTGCTTGTTAGGGGCTTTTTCAATAGCGTCAACCATAACTTGAATCATCTTCTTAGTTGTTTCTGCTTGATCCCCTGTTACTTGTTCATTCGGTTTTTCAAGAGTTTTTTCTAGTTCCTTTTGTGGATCACTAGTGATAAGTTCAACTTTTTCTGTCGTCTCCTCCTCTTGTGCTGTAGTTGATTGAACGCTCGCTTCCTCTAGCTTAAAGTCATTTCCTGCACTTTTCTTGTTAAAGAACAGGAAGAAACAAGCAGTACCAATCAACACTACACCGATTAAGCCAAGTAGTATTCTTTTTACTAAACTGTTCATTGTCACTCTCCTACTTTGTGATGGCTAAAATCTTCTTTGTTCTCGTTGGCATTATAGCCCCCTTTATCGTCTCGGACTGTGTTTCCTTGCAAAAGGTCAACTATTTTCTTGTAGTATGTATTCATATCAGAATACCCTTGCAACGCTCCTGTATAGCTACAAGCAAGGATTTTGCCCTCTTTATTCGTCTTAACAATGTAGTTAAGCAAGGCAAATTCTCTCTTATCATTCGTTGCAGGAACTAGTACCTGAAAGTATCTATTGGCGCTTGTGGAACCACTCATAACCGATACCATAACAGGGCTTGCTAGAGCTGTAGTTGATTGTGTTTCCTTACCCCAAGACTGAGAAGCTAGAAGATTGTAGATGTTCTGCTGTACGCTCAAATCAGCGTCAGCTTCGACTTCGTTTTTCTTAGCTTTATCTTCATCAGCAGGCTTATCTGAGTTTGCACTAGAAGCTAGGTAAGGCTTCAAACTCTTATAGGCTGTATCTACCTTCGTGTCATAGCGAATACCAATAAGAGTTTTAAAGAAATTATTAAGTTCCGTCTCTGCGTTTAACTTTGTAAAGTTCAATGCAAAGTCCGTATCTTCGCCATTCTTATCTTTCTCTTGTTTTACTTGAATATCTGCTAGTTGACCTTGAACTACCTTCAATTCGTTGTTCTCGATATTCCCAATTTGCGTTGGTAAATCCTGCGTAGAGAATAACTTACCTACTTCATCAGTCGTGTAAGCCTGCGTTACCGTTACCTTTTTAGAAAAGAAGAACCCACCTAAGATAAATGCTACGATTACAGGGATAATCGTTACTAGTGTAATCTTCTTCCAATCGGACGCTTTTACTAAGTCCTCTAGGTCGTCTAACCATATTCCAATTTTTTCAAACATTTCTTACTTACCCTTCATCTGGACTATCCCAAAAAACTGAACCGTCAATCTCAATATCGCCTTCGTTGTGGAAAGTGTCGTCTCTGGGTAGTTTTTCTAACCAACCCATAAATTCTTCACTCCCAACTACACCACCTCTCATGATGTTTTCTTCTGGCATATTCACAAGATCAACTTCTAGGTTTTTGTATAAATCAGGGCGCAATACAATTCTGTCCTCAATTTTGCGCCACTCTAACAACGATATAAACACATAACGGTCTTTGTCATCACTCTTGCGTTGCAAGTTTTCTACTAACCGTTCTACTCGTTGTTTCTCATACTTGTTTAATTGTCTTAAATTCAAGCGAACAAAAATATAATTCTGAGCCATTTTTTATTCCACCTTCGCACTATCCTTTCGTTCAATATAGGTCAGAACAGAATCATAATCAAAGACTGCGATTTTCTCTTGATTTTCTCCTACATTGACTACTCCCCAAAGATTTCCGTCTCCGTCTAGGCGATAGACACGCATAGTTGCTCCATCAGAAAGATTGAAAACCCCACCAATCGTATCGTCTTTGTTAATATAAAGTCCATTTTTTACCAAGGCTTCTCTAAGCGCTTGATATTCCTCTTTGGTAAGATTGCCTTTTTCTTCCTTCTGAACCTTCAAGCTCTCTGGAACTTCTACGTTGTTATTTACGGTTGCTACCTGCTTTGAGCAAGCCACACCTACTACACAAAAAGTTAGTAGAAAGCCAATACTAATAGCCTTTCGTAGCAATCCATGTTTTAAAGTGTTGTTCTGCTTTGTTGTCATCATAGTAAGTGTCCTTCAAGTACAAGTGAGCCTGTTCTGATTTTGCTACACTTGTCATCATTTCTTCAATATCATTACTGATACGTTGTAAACATTGATTGAGATATTGAGCAAGAGTAAGCGTGTCCTCTGGTGTTGTTACCTTACGCCCTGCCCACTTGTCGTAAGTAAAGTCTGGGTTTAAAGCAAACTTCCAAGTGTCGGTTGCTGTGATGTTGTTTTCGCGCAACAGCGCTTCATATCGCTTGTAGCTCTTGTAGTATTCCTGCAATTCCTCTGACTTATTAAAATCTTCCTCTGAGTAGATAGGGAAATTGTAGTATTCAATCGTATAGACAATATGTTGTAGCCCCTTAATATCATTCTCTACTAAGTGGTTTTCATCAGGAACAACTAAGAAGCCCCAATCCGTAATATCATAGATGACTGGACGGACGTAATCGCCCCAATCCACGTTATCTTCTGGATCAATAACTGGAACACTTTCAATCATATAGTCATTCTTCAAGCCATCAAGACGTTTCTTCCATTCCAAAACTTGCTCGTCATACCAATCCGTTAGAAGCTCTGCGTAGAACGTTCCACCTTCTTCCTCGTCTTTTTCTAGGGCGTAGCTTTCTGCCGATTCAATAGCTTCATAGATAGTAAGCGTAGCATAGTCTTTTTCTAGGAACTTACGGTATTCTGCCAAAAAGTTATTGTAAGAAGCAATGACATTTTCTAGCATTTCTTTGTTATTCTCGACAATAAATAGAAATTCCTCTTTAATCTGTTCTTCTGTTTTAGCCATGTTTATTCTCTCTTTCTAGTGTTTTGTATCATCTGCTATTTTATTGATGTTTTCATCTAAAATTTCAATCCCACTATCGGTATGATACCCAAGTCGTAGGATTTCTCCTGTCTCACGGTTGTAAACAGAAGGAACTTTGTCAATATCAGGATAATGCTTTACATATTCCTCGCCAAAAGCACTTGTCACGTCCACATAAACGATTGCAGACTGCGCTCTACCTGTAAGGCTCTGGAGCTTTGGAACTGTTGCCTGACACGCTTCACACATTGGGTTCATAAAAACTATGTATGAGCTACCCTCGATTGCAGAATTATCTTTATCTGATACCGAAAAGACAAAGTTAGGATTGCTTTGATCCAATAACCTGAATCCATCTGCACCCATATAGCCTATGTAAGTCCTTGAAAATAAGCTAAAGCCTAACCAAACAACCGTTGCTGTCAACCCTGCACCAAACACAAGCCATTTCCAAGCACTTCTAAAGTTAAATAGAACAGGTATCAACCCTACCGTAAATGGTAGTATCATAAATCCCAATACATGATAATAATGCTTAAATGAATATCCTAACTGGAAGGGCAAAAGGAGTAGTACCAACACCAAGACAACTTTCAGAAAGAAGAATAGCCACTCCTGATTATTAAACTCCGAAAACTTCAACTTCATTAGTTGCTCCCTTCTTTCTTCTTAATCTGCACTGTGTTTGAATCAGCGTCCTTTTTATTCTCCTCTTTCTTGTTCTCAGTTTTCTTCGCTTTAGCTTTTGAATTTTCAATGAACTTCTGCACCCACTCGTCATCATAAGCAACCTTTTCCCCTTTTGAATCAAAGGTGGTCAACGTTCCTGTCTGATCGTATTTCTGAATGATGTAGCGCTTGTCCTCGAATACAAAATATCCTGATAGTCCTGTCTTATCATTTTGCTTGATAGTGTCAAAAGCTGTGGTAAGCGCCTTAACATTGTTGTCAAACTCGCCACTAGACAGCCCTGCCCCTGCTTCTTCCTTCTTAGGAGCTTCTTCCAAGATTTTTACGACTTCCTGTTCAGCAAGACTTGAAGCCTTGTTGTTTTCATTGACTTGCCAAAATACCAAGCCACCAATCGCAAGGACGGTAGGAACACCAACTGCAATATACTTCAAAACCCCACCTTTTTTGCGTGGTTTTGCGTCTGCGACTGGCTCAGAATCATCTTCTACAACTGGTTCTTCTGGTTCATCTGCTACCTCTGTGTCAGCCACCTCTAGAACTTCAACTTCTTCTTCAAGGTCAGTATCTTCTAGGTCAGGTTCTGGCTCTACATAGGTTGCTGGCTCTATCGGTTCGGTTGCTACTGGTTGCTCCTTAACTTCTTCAACCTCGGCTACTTCCTCAATAGGTAGGACTTCCTCAACTGGTTCAACTACTGGCTCTTGGACTTCCTCTTTTGGTTTTGGAGAAGCTAGTCTCATTCTTTTTCTTGGAGCAACTGCCTGTGGTGTACGTTCAGTATGCTGTGGAGCAACGATAGTAGAATTGCCCTCTGTAGACTCATTCTTTCCTTCTTTCTCCTCAACTGGTTCAACTTGTACCTCTGGTTCTCCCTGCAAGCTATTATATAGCTCCAAAAAGTTTTCCTGACCGTTGTTCTTGATATAAAGGTCAATCACTAACCCTACTAACGTAGTGTATAGTTCAGACTGTTCTTCCGTCTTACCTTTGTAATCATAGGTCAGTATTTTTTCAAGCTCAGACTGACTTACTTGACCGTCCTGCAAGAACCGTAACATGGCTTTTAATTTTTGTTGCCCCAAAGCAGGTTGATTATCAATTTGCTCCTGCAAGGCTTCATACTTACTAATCATCTGTTTTCCTTTCTATCAATCTACAATTTCAAACTTATTATCGCTACTCAACTTGTATCTGCCTAACTTAATAGACGATACCGTAATTGTTAGCTGTGAACGAACGTGAGTTACTTTTTCAATCTCCATATCGTCCATTGTTACCTTATGCCCACTTTTCATAGAATCAACTGGCAAACCTCTGCCATTTGAACCAATCAAGCGAACAAACACTAGTTCTTCCTCGTTAGAAGAATCAACTTTGACATTTTGCAAAATAATTCTGATCTCGTCTGATGACTTTTCATAAGCGCAAACTGTCTCAAATTCTGCTTCTTCAAAAATCAAGTCTTGGTTAATTCCTCGAAAGAACATTAGACCTTGTATTTTTTCTGCTTCAATAGCTACCATCTAATCTCTCCCACTATAAAATTCTTTCAGGTTTTCTTGCTCTCTATCAATCAGGACAAGCCCACCTGTATAGACAAACAGTTTCTCATAAGAAACAACTTTGACGAATGAATCCTCAAAATCAAACTCTACATAAGGATTTTCTGAACGCATGACTTGACCTGCCTGCACCTCACGGTTAGAAGGAGTATCAAGATACAAGCGAAATAGTCTGCCTGTATTGTTTGCGACATTGCCATCTTGATATGGTGGATAGTTTGTATTATCTTCTTCTATCTCTACTAACAACTTCAATGGCTTGGTGCTTAATACTTCTGCCACCTTTAGTTTCTTATCGCCAAAAAAACCTTCAATATCGAACGTTTTATAGCGCTCAAAGTTTGTATAGTTCCTTGTTTTCTCATACGTTGGAACGTGCTTTATCGACTTTCTTACTTCCACTTTCCTTTTCCTTCTTTCGTTGCGCTTCAATTTCTAAATCGCTTATATAGTCTAGGAGTTGGATCATCTTAGCAATGCTAAAGTGAAATTCCTTATCTCCTGTATAGAGCTGTCTAATGCTGTTGGTTGCAATAGCAGAACCAACCTCGTCTGTCTCCTTCAATTCTTTTCGCCATTTGAAAAAGAACTGCTTGTCTCGGTCAAATATCTTGCGTAGTTTTTTCTCAAAGTATTTGCCCTTCTTATGTTTATCTAAGATTTTACATAGTTGCAGGATAACTGTACCTCGCAACTTAAAGAACTTCTCTTTATCTCTTGTATAGAAGATTTTAGAGGTGGTTCCGATTTTCATTCCACTTACTACAAAGTCTTTAGGAGCAAGTTTCTGTTCTTCAATAAACTGCATTATTTCATCTGTTAAGGTAATATACTCTTTTTCAACAATCCTATGTTTTTGCAAGTTTATCTCCTCTCTATGTTATTTTTATATAATCTATAATACCATTATTATTTTCATCTTACAACTATATAAATAAGAGATTTTTTATTTTTAAAAAAATTAAACTTTTTTTGTCTTTTTTGTTGACATAGGTTTTTCATTATGGTATTATTAAATTGTGTTAAGTGATTATGTTTTTGTGTCTGGTGATTATTTTTTAATTTATCTCAACACAAAAAGATAAACACAATCTTATATTTCAGGAGTACAATATTATGAAAGTTGCCACACTCACTTCCTTAAAAGGGGGAGGAGGAAAATCAGCTCTCGCAACGTTAATAGCTGATTATCTTGCATACTATGGACGTGTCTTACTAATTGACGCAAACCGTCAAGGAGACACGTCTAAACGGTTTATCTATCAAGAAAACGAAAAAGGAGAAGTTGTTGATATTTCTTCTGAAGAAAATCTCTTTGAGAATATCTTCCGTAAAAAACCTGTTGTTCCTTTAACTGTCAAAGAAAACCTTGACCTGCTCGTAGCTACTAATAGCTTGAAAGAGGTTGAAGATCATATTGAACATAAGGAACGTAAAAGCCCACTAATCTTTAAACGTTGGCTTAAACGTTCTAAACTGAGTGAGTTTTACGATTACGTTATTATTGATACTCACAATAGTGAAGGTGTCTTGCTTGACAGCTTCTACCTAGCTAGTGACCTACTGATTGCTGTGACAGGTTCAGGGCGTGACGAAATGGACGGTGCTATCGGAGTATATAACCGTGCAGAAGCCCTTAAAAATGATGATAACCTTGTCAATGACGATGACGAGCCTATCATGAAAGCTAAAGTCGTCTTTGTTGGGAACTTGCTTAAATCTGGTGGTGGTACTCATGGCGTTACTGCTACAAATGAATACCTAGAACAAACCAAGGATAATGAACTATTCATTACGAACATCTGGGAGCGTAACATCTTCCGTGACGCAAGTGCAGAAAACAAAACGGTTTTTGACATTATGAAGCGCTCTAAATATCGTAATAAAAGTTTTGAAAAATACTTTGCTAAGCTACAAGAAAGCCTTGAAACAATCAAGGGCGCTATTGACGTAGCATAAATTAAACATAGTCTGATTATCATTTTGTGTTGGGATATTATTTTTATAACCATTCCAACACAATAGTATAGTCTTGAAACACTATTTTATAATTCGGAAATTAAGAAAGAGGAAATTAAAATGGCATTTGATCTACCTACTAAACAGCCTACTAAAACAAATAAAAAAGTCGTATTTGACGCTATTGATACAGATGAACAAACACCTGTTGAAGCTCCTAAAAAGAAAGTTGCTAAGAAGCCTGCTAAAAAGAAAACAGAAGCGAAGAAAGAGCCTGTTGTAGAAACTACAGAGCAAACCAACACTTTCTTCCATAAGCTCCAAATCACTGAGCCTAAAGCTGAAAAACTTTCTACCAACATTTCAGACGCAAACTTGCGCAAACTAGAGCGCCTAATTGAAGCAGGTTGCCAAAACAAATCTAAGGCAATCGGAGCAATCCTTGACGCTTTTGACGTGGATAAGGCTATTGAAGAACCTACATTCTTTGTGAAGAACACCATCACGAACGATTCACGTCACAATCGTTTAAATATCTCCATGACACCTTCTCAACGTGAGAAGCTAATGCGTGTAGCTCATGCAGGACTTGGAAATATTGCCCTTGCGTTCTCATGTATTTTGAATGCGTTTGACGTGGAAGAAGCCTTGAAGAATATGGAAAAATAAGCTAGATTGTTTTCTAGCTTATTTTTATTATCTTTTTGTGTTTTTAAACGCCTTTTTATGTGTTTATGTATTATCTTTATGTTGTAAGAAATTAAAAAAACGTGTTGTGAAACACGCTTTTTAACTCCCTGAAATAATCTTCCCTGTTGATGAATCGAAGTCTATTTTCAGTTCTTTCAAATATTTCTTGACGGTTGGCTCTTGGACGTTGAGCGCCATAGCAATCTGGGCTACGCTCTTGAACCTACCCTTCTTAACACCTGCAAGTAGGGCTGTCTGTCGGTCAGATTTACCCATAGATGATGATAAGCCCATGTTTGACTGAGCGTTCCGTAAGCTTGTTCCCCTTGACACTTCTCTTGAATAATCGGCAATTTCTTTACTAGACATGACCTTACGCTCGCTTCTACGAGTGATGACGCTTGGATCATACGTTGTCACAACCTCGCCTGTACTTGTACTACTCTTTTTGAAAAAATCGTTAGGATTGTACCCCATTTTTTGAACTCCTTATTTTGTTTAAAATCATTTTATCATTTTTTAATAATTTTTTCAATAATATTTTTTCTTAAAATGCTGATTTTTCAAAGGACTTTTGATATAATAGGTGTGAATAATAATTTATTTAATCAACAAAGGAGCAACATGGAAACAGAATACATTGAGAAACTGATTGAGTTTGCCTGTAACCGTATTATAAACGACCTGAAAGAAGGGAAGTTTACTGCCTACTTTGTAGCGCAACAAATCGGTATTACTCGCAAGTCTGTTCTGCACTTAGTAGAGAACGGTTGGGAGCAAGCACGATACAGTACGATTACTGGCTTGATTGAGTTTTACGAAAAACACTATGGAGTTATCAGTCTCCCTAAAACTGATGAAGATTACAAACTATAAGGAGTACCTATGAGTTCCAAAAGTTCAAAGAAGAAAAAGAAAAAGAAACTACAGAGGTATTACAAGAACGGTAAGAACGTTTATCCTTACGCAAAGGCTTCTAGGATTTTGTGGAGTTCAGGATTTACCGTTACTATCTTTGTAGGGTTAATCGTAGTAACCCAACTAATACTGTTCCTGTTACAAAAACTAGCCTTAATAGTGCAGGAGCGAGTAGGGTTTGACAGCAAGCTAGGTACAAACCTAGAAAAATTTATCCAAATAGAACTCCCCTTGGATGGGATTTTAAAAGCCTTATTGCCTGTCCTGCTATTTATTGTTTTTGCCTATCTGGTAACTATTGCTTTTCGTCATCATGAGGGAGAACTGCAACCCTTTAAAGACGATAGAATGGCTAGAGCTATCCGTAGAGACGTTATCAAAAACCTAGAACTAAACGTACTGGACTATGATGACAAAGGCAAGGTCAAGAACTCTAAGCAGGACGTGAAAGCTCGTGATATATTAAGACGTATGGCTATTGAAGTTCATACCAGAAAAGAAGTGAACGGAAGTGACTTTCTTTCAATCGCAACCGTCAGGATCGAACGCCCAAAAAACAAGGCTATTCGTAAGGCGCTTGAAGGTACGTTCTTTAAGGACTTACCTAGTGAGCTGACTTTTGCGACAGAGGAACTGTTTACCTTCTCAGAACGCCTGACTGAAAAAGAGTTCTATTTCTTTGAAGCGAAGGCTATCGTAACCGAAGAATACGTTTATAAGATTGAGGAAGCGCAGAAGAAACTACAAGAAGCTCTTGGCAAAGGCAAGAAGTCTGATGGTTCTGAAATTGAAATCATTGATACAGGTATCTTTACCGAAGAAAAAAGCTCTTGGGATATTGAGGTTCTGTATGATAAGAAACTACAAGAAAAGATTGAAGAACAAACCAAACTTGCAAATGAAGAAGTTGAAAACCTTAAACTGTCGCTTGAAACCTTTATCAGTTCTAACGAAAAGGTCAACCTGCAATTTAATGATTCAAGAGCTACAAACTCTAACGCTCTATTTATTTATTCCAAACCTAAAGGTGTAAATAACATGGGTACAGAGCAAATGAAGGAGAACTTGGAAAGTGACCTTGGCAAGCAGGATATAAACATTACCCTAAGAGCAGGTCAGATTATCATTCAAATTCCACTTGATAATAAGATTACTGCTGACGCTTATACCAACTACAAGAAAGCCTTTATTGGCAAGAAAAATCTACCACCATTGCAAGCCTTGGTTGGTGTTGATACAGAGGGAGTTCCAAGAACTTACGACCTTGCGACAGCTCCACATATCCTAACAGCAGGTACAACTGGTTCTGGTAAATCGGTTGGTATCAACATGATTTACTTGTCTATCATCTTGCACAATAGCCCTAATGACGTTAAGTTCATCATCATTGATCCAAAGAAAACGGAGTTCACACCTTACAAGAAAAGTCCTTACCTCTATACAGACGTTATTACAGACATGGACGGTGCTAAAAATGCCTTCAATGCTGTTGTAACTGAAATGGAGCGTAGAAATAGCTTGTTTGAGGAAATTGGGGTTCGTAACCTACAGACCTATAACCAAAAAGTAGCTCCTAAAGATAGAGAGCCTTATCTTATCCTGATTGCAGACGAGGTAGCAGACCTTATCATGACAAACGGAGACGAGGTAGAGGATTCCATGCAACGTCTAGGTCAAAAAGCCCGTTCAGCAGGTATCTTGATCCACATTGCAACTCAGACACCACGAGCTGATATTATCAAGGGTAAAATCAAGGCTAACTTGCCTTCTCAGATTGTCTATAAGGTTGCTAATAACATTGAAAGTGATATTGCGATTGGAGAATCAGGAGCAGAACGCTTACTTGGTAAAGGAGACACTTATGTTAAGTGGTCGGACAATCCTAGCCTTGTTCGTGTTCAAGGGGTATTCCTTACAGACGAAAACATCAATGACATTATTGATTCCACGATTAAAAAATATCCTGATGAACGTTACTACAATGAGCGTGTTCCTATGGACGCTTTTGAAGAAGGGTTTATCAAACCTAAAGACCTTGGAGATATTACAAAAGGTGGGGTTTATCGCTACGCTATCAAGCACCAAAAAAGTCCTGTCATAGACGAAAACATGGACGAGCAGGACGTAGTTATTCCTAGCCAAGAAAAACCAAAGGGTACACCTGCTATTGCTTCTGCTCAACCTTACGAGACTAAGAGTGTTCACAAAGAGACTTTTGAGGAGTACAGGAAGCGTTATGAAGAAAAGAACGCCCAAACTGCCTTAGAGCTAGATGACATACTAGACACTAGGAAGCGCAAATTGGAAGCCTTAGTTAAGCAAATGGAACTTGATAAAGAGAAAGAACAGGAGCAAGAAAAGGAAATTCCACAACTAGATTATGAGGTGGAAGAAGCGATTGAGGAACGTGTCTCACATACTGAACCTGAGCCTAAAACACCTGTTGACAAAGAAGCTATTGCTAACGAACTTTACCCTGATAAAGAAACTCCAACCAAAGAAGAAGTGAAGAAGGATAACTCAATCCTTCCAAAGCCAATTCCGAAAGATTGGAAGTTCCGAAAAACTGGAAACAGAGGGAAAATGTAGGGTTTCACATGAAACATAGGAGAACTAAGAAAGTATGAATAAATTAAAATTGCTTTGGTTGAGGGTTGATCTTTGGTTCAACCCCTACAAGTACAATGAGGAAGGGATAAAAGCCCTGTATGCTCACAATAACCCTAAAGAAAAGGTCAAAGGACTAAGCAAGCAACAAGTAGTAGATAGCAACATGATTGCCCTTAATATCACTACTGTTGCAAGCCCTGTTCAACTTGCTAACGGTATTAAGGAGCTTGAAAGCAGACCTTTTGACAATGGTATCTACTACCACGATAACCATTACCATCAATACCTAATCAAGTATGACAAGGGTTCTGGAAAAAGATACCAAGCTCGCAATGGTAACAAGCGCAGTCGCTACAAAAAACACTTGAAAATCTATCCTAAGAACGTAGAACGCTATGACCTTACTCATATCAATTCTATTGGTTTTCACGGAGACGAGACCTTCTGTATCGGCTTTGATAGTCGCTTAAACCAAGAGGACATGAATAGGTTTGAGGAAAAGGTGCGTGAACTCAACAAAAAACAGCCTATTTATTGGTTTACTGATATTCAACTACAGGAAGATTATTCTGCTGTCTGGGTAGCAACTATTGTCTCCTTAGACGGAGAAATACTACTACAAGAAACATTCCATGATCGCTCTAATTTCCATTGGGAAATTGAGTGGAAACGTAAGGTAGGATAATGCAGGAGATAGACAGTACAAAAGCAAATGTTTTCTGTAAGGTTCGTATGCTAAATGGCACGCGCCTTACTTATCAATTCCCTAACGACCTGAGAAAAGCTATGCTACAGTCTTATCATGAAGGGAGCTTGAAAGAAATCCTGAACGGAGCTTTAATCAACGTTCCTACGACCAAGTACAATAAAAAAGGTCAAGCAATCCTGCACTTAGGACAGATAACGCAGGTTTTCATAGCAACTCATAGGAGCAGATGGCGTACCAGAGGGCAATTCCTGACAAGTGATAACTGGCAGGGAAAACTAGATAGATCTGATATTCGCTTCTTACTACACGACCACTCTTTCTTGAATAAAGTCAGGATTCGTCTGGACTTGTTCAAGTGGAGAAGTCGCTTATAAATAAAAAAGGCATATTATAGATTATTTAATATGCTTTTTTCTTTCTCACCCCTTTATCTTATAAAGGTTTTATGTTATAATGAGTTTAAATAAAATTGAAAGGAGTTCGCTATATGTTGGATTTTGTTCACAACCGTAAAAAGGTTATGGAAATTATGGCAGAGGACGCTCTAACAACTATGGACTTGTTAGAAAAGGTCAAGGCAGATACAAAACACCTTGGCTCTTTCGCAGGAGACGGTTTGCTGATTCCACCACCTGCAACAAGCTATGTTATCAACAAAGCTCTTGCTGTTTTGAATATGGATCAAAAAGACCTTGTCAAAAACGCAGATGGATTGGATTCTGTTTCTAACTCAGCTAAAGAGGTCAAAGAAAGTATCCGTCTTATCACTACTGATTCTGATGACGTTGCCCTTGTCTCAGAAGAAGTATTCACAGTCATTTTTGACTATCTAACTGACGCTGTTCAGTCATTCGCCCAAAATCTTGAAGATTTCGGACAAGAAAATAACAAAGAATAGAAAGAACTTTCACTATTAGTAACTATCAGTAAAAAAACAACTATTTCTGAAAAGAAGTAGTTGTTTTTTACACCCTCTAATTTGCTCTTAAAATCGCCTGTACGCCATTTTAAGGAAAAAGGGTACATTTTATCGACTATACAAAAAAATCCCCTTCTGGAGCAACTGAGGGGCAAAAAAAGCGAACCTAGATGAACAACAACATTTTTTAGAATAGGTCGCTTTTTTTATTTATTAAATTGGCAAAGACTATTATACCATAAAAACCCTTTAAAATAAAGGGTTTTTGACGTTTTTTTAATAATATTTTGAGTTTTTTACCACATCATGCACAAGCTGTATCAATTCGTGGTAGGCTTCTGCATTTTCTTCTTTTGCGCTAGAAATTTCCTGCATGACACTTTCCACCCCTCGGCTCAATAGATATAGCTGTCCTAGTTCGTTAAGAATACTGGTGTCGCCTTCTTCTCGGATTGCTTCAAGCCTATTTTTTTCTTTCTCAACTACTTTTTTATAGTTGCCTATAATCTCTAAGCATTGAGTGTGAGGTTTTGAAATGGTAAAGTCTCCACCGTTCAGGAAACTTTGATATTCCCCAAGCCCAAATTTACCTTCAATCAATTCACTACCTAAAGTCATAGCCATTAGAGAATGACTAGAAACTACTAGAAAACTTTTACCTAAGTTTAATAGCTCCTGAACATAGTTTTCATGGGCTATTCTAAAATCTTTGTCGTAACTTTTTGAAGATACATCAAATTCTAAAACATAGGTCACTCTGAACGAAGCATTACTTAATTTACTCCTTGCGTCATCTATCTTAGATAGGTTTTTTCTGATTGGAGCTTTGTATTCTTCTGGGAAAGGCGCTCTCTCAAAACCAAAAACGTCCTCTCCCTCTAAGAGAGAATCCTCTAATTTTAGCAAGGGGTACAAAAGAAATGCAGGAAAGTGAATCCTTACTTGCTCAATTTCTTCCAACGTGTTTTCAAGTTGGTTTGCGCCTGTACTCTTTACTTTGTCTCGTAGGTTTTCTAAGACTGTCTCATTGAACCTGATATTAGACTGATTGATTATTACAGCTTTGATTACGGTTGAAAAATAATCACGAAAATCACGAAAGTCTGACTGGTTATTGATAGTTTTGCTTTTTGCCATCAAGACAACCATTAAGTCATTTTCGCTTTGTGATCCATTTACCAAGTCAAGCCTTCTCCATTGGCTGTTCAATTCTTGGCTTTGACTTTCTGTTAGTACGTTTTCTAAAGTTGCCTTGACTACATCTAGTCTGCGTATGCTGTCAAAATAAATAGCAGTCTGTTCAAATACATTGTAGGCTTCTTTTTGAAGCCTTTGAGTATATTCTGCCTGAATTTCTGTCAACATATTTATTTACTCCTGATTTTCATTAGTTTGTAATTACTTCTGTCTGTTTGTCTCCTAAGTCACTTAAACACTTCATGTAATGGCGAGGGCATATTTCAGCCATTTTTAAGACAGTTTCCAGTTGATAAGCAAGTGCGCTAAGTTTTTCAATACCAATATCAAACTTACTGTTTTTCTTTTCTTCACGTTCCACTTCTAAACGTTGAAGCTCTTTTTTTGTAGATTTGTATAGTGCTTCAAGTTCGTTTGCGTGGTTTCTGTATGAAAACATAACCCTGTCATAGTCTGCACGCAAAGTTAATCTCGTAAAGGCATAAATACTACTTTGCCCATTGATAAGTTGCTCAATTTTTTTACAAATTACTTGAATGTCACTACATACAGTTAAACTTTCCTGATTTACCCTTTTGATAGTGGCGTAAGAATTACTGTAAGCATTTTTAAAATCTTTTGAATACATTTTATCTTTAAGTTCATCTTCTGAGGGCATATTTTTAGTGGCAACACAGGCAAGTTCCATATCATTATACACCTCTCTCATGCTCTTAGAAATAGCTTCAAACGCAGGAATGTACTTATCAGGGAAAGTACGAGTGTCGCAATAGAAATATACTTGTAGTGCTTCAAGGTCACTCTCTAGTTCTATCAATGGTGCAATGATGCTACTATCAAGAATATTAAACAATTCAAGTAATTGTGTCAGTTGTATTGACAAACGATTTTTTGTTTCATCTTTTTTAACCTTTTTTAAAATCCTATAGACTTTATCAATATTATCATTAAAATTTTTACGAGCGCTAACGACTTTAACTACCACCTCTTCGTACAAAAGGAGTAAGCTAGTATAGTCCGTCATAACTTTTAGATAGTGCGTTTTCCTCTGCAACTCTTGAATATAATTCTGTTCCCTATTAAATTTATCAGGGGCTATTGCAGTATTTTCCCAACTAGCAGATAATTCTTCTAACAATTTTTCCTTATCTTCTTCAAGTTCCAATAAATACTTAAAACAATCTGGGAAAAGAGTGAGTTTATAAAAGTAGTCGTCATTGCTAATATCTGCAAGTTTTTTAAAAGCACTTGCTAACTCTTGGATTTTTTCTTCTTGTTGTTCAGTAAGCATAATTTTCCTCTACTTTCTTTCCTGTATATCCTTTAGACAATTCCTTGCTCTAGCAACTCTTTACTTGCTACAGTCAAGTTGTCTTTCAATGCTGTCAAGTTGTTCATGTAGTGGTAAGGGCATTTTTCTGCCATTTCAAGAATAGTATTGAGTTGATGAATTAACAAATTGATTGTCTCAATCCCTTCATCAAGTTTGCTATCTTTCTTCTCCTCACGTTCTGCTTCTAGGCGTTGAAGCTCTTTTTTAGCAGAATGACGGAGTGGTTCAAGCTCTTTTGCTTGGTTTCTGTACGATACGATCATTTCGTCATAGTTCGCACTTGCAAATGTTCCTACAAAGTCATAGACACTACTTTCTCCTGCGAGCAGACGTTCGATTCTGCCACAAATATTCTGAATATCAGTAATTACTGTCAAACTAGATTGTCTAACCCCTTGGATAGTTGAATAAGCAAGGCTATAGGACATAAAAAATACGTCAGAAAAAATACTTTTTTTCAAGTCATCTTCCTGTGGTGTGTGTTTGGAAGCAGTCACAGCAATAACCATATCGTTATAAACACCACCCAAGTCCTCGTCAATAGTCTCTACAGCTTTACGGTATTTCTCAGGTAGGTTTGAAGGAGCAAGGTCAAAGCTCTCTTGAATTTTGACAATTTCCCCTTCCAATCCAAGCAACGGTGTAATAATGCTGTTGTTTAAAATTTCGTAGGTACTATGTAAGGTTTGAAGGCTTTGCATAATACTTGCTCTAGTATCGTCAGTATAAACGTGTTTTAGAATTTCATTGACTTTCTCAATGTTTGCAAGCAAGTTCGCTCGGATTTTGTAAAGTTGATCCGTGGTATCTAAATATTGCAAACGGAAAGAAAGGTAGTCAGCATTGTTACGGAGATAGCTAACCTTATGGTCTAATTCTCGAATTATATTGTATTCACCGTCCAAGGAAGAATAAAGAGAATCATTTTTCCAACTTTCTTCTAGTTCGTCTGCTAAATCTTCCTTCCCACCATCACGCAAAGCCCAAAGAATTTCATCAGGGAACATACACGTCTCAGAATGGTATTCGTCCTCTACTACAGTTGCAATCTTATGTAAAGCTCCTGCTGTCTCATAAGTAAAGTCATCTTGTTTTTCACTTAGCATGGTTTATACCTCGTTTTTCTATTTTTATATTTCTAGTATAGCTCATGTTTTTCTTTTTGTGTGAACAGGCTCATAAAAAAAGACTGTTTACACTTTTTCCTGAAAGTGGGGTAAAATAAAAATTGTTTTGAAAAAAGGGGGCGCTCTTATTTATTTACTCTCTCTCTCAATAATAATAGATATAGATATATATAGGAGCGATTTTGACACCCCCTAAACACGCATGGTTGAGCGATTCTGTTTTTATTGCACAACCGAAAACTGGGGTTTGCACAACCGAAAACTGGGGTTTGCACAACCGAAAACTGGGGTTTGCACAACCGAAAACTGGGGTTTGTAAAATTTCAAAAAATAGTGCTTTTTTATATTGCACAACCGAAAACTGGGGTTTTTTCGTCATAATATAACTAAAAATTATGCTAGTTGGGGAAAAAAATCAAAAAAGAGTTTGAAATTAGATAAATACAAGAGATTATAGACAAAAAAGTTATAAAAAACAAAAAAAGTTAAACAACTTATAACTAAATGGTTGTTATTCTTTAAAAAATGTTATATACTAGATTCATAAATACAAGGAAAGATGATTATTATGAGTGAATTAACGGAAAAAACAAATAAATTAGTGGAGAATCAGTCTGTTACAGATTTAATTGATAAGCAGAGAAATATTCTTGCTAAGAGTAAAATTCTAAAGCTATCTAACCTAGCAAATAGAATGACACCAATCCAAAATGCTATTTTCTCTTTAGCTTTACGAAATGTAGTAATTGATGGGGATAGAGCTATAACAGAAGTTCAGGTATCAGAACTCCTAGAATTGATTCAAAGTTCTGAGTATAGCAAATTCAACAGAACAGCAATCAATAGAGATAAAAAAGCTATACAAGAAAACCATATCAATCTAATTGATGAAAAGTTCTATGACAATGATCCAAATGGTAAATCAATATCAATAGGACTTTTTAGCTATTTTGAATATGAGCGAGGGAAATTTATAGGAGTATTTAATTCTACTCCTGACCGTAAAGGAAAGACACCTGTTCTTGATATTTTAAAATCTCAGGAAGTAAATCCCTTGATGTATAACCTTAATACATTTTCAAAGTTATCTCCATCAGGTCAAATGTTATACGAGGAGCTTTTGATTTTTAGTGGACAGAATATTCGGTCTGCAAAATATGATATTGAAGGGTTGAAACAGTTGTTTAAGTCTAACGGAAAATCCATGAATCGTTACTATACTATCAACCAAAAGCACCTAAAAGGGGCGATTGAGGATATTAACAAAAATACCGATATGGACTTAGTTGTTAAACCTGTAAAAGAAGGGCGAGCTGTTATTGGGGTTGAATTGGTCTGGTCTATTGATAAGATTAAGTTACAATCTACTGAACACCAACGTAAGACGCTATATGAATTGTATGTTCAACTTAAACAACTAGAACCTACCTCAAAAGAAGATTTATCTTTGTTGTATAGACTTGAAAATCCTCACTTGGTAAGTAAACAGGAAGCGCAAGGGCTTATTTCAATAGCTATTGGACGAGTAGGAAGTTTAGCCATTGAACAACAACCTGTACTACCAAGTGTTCCAGAGAGAAAAGTAGTTGCTGATATTGAGAAAGTAAAAGAGTTGTTTCCACGCGCAGAAAAAAGACAACTTAATCTAGTTGCAACAACTATGCAGAACTTTCCAGAGGAAGAACAGGACGCTATCTTAGAGTATGCTTTGTTTTTAGGTAAACACAATAACGCTAGAAGCGTGAAGTATATCCTACACCTTCTTAATGGTTGGGTTATCGAAGGAATAAAAACAAAAGGACAGGCAGTTGCCCTTCACGACCAAAACTACGGAGAACCCCTACCAGATGTTAGCAAGATAGAAATTTCAGATGATTTCAGAAATGCTATGGACTTATGGAAGGACTAAGCAATGAAAATTCTAGCGATTGATCCATCTTCAAATTTTTACGAAACGTCCACAACAGGTATTATCCTGCTAGACAACGAGGTTGAAATAAACCATTGGCTAGTAGGATATGGACGTGACAATTTCAAGGCTTGGTATGATGAAATAGGCAAGTTCCTTGAATATGACGTAGTTGTAACAGAAAAGTTTATAGTCAGAGAGAATAACAGGGCAAGGGATAACACTCCTATCCAGACAATCGAAATGATACAAAAATGTTATCCTGATACGAAGCTGATTAGTAACAACGAATATAAAACGACTGTTCCTGATGAACTCCTTAAGCTCTTGAACCTATGGAAGTTCCCTGAAAATGGCAACCACAATGACTTGCGAGCGTCTGCAAGAATTGGCTTGCATTGGGCGATTATGACCGAACAAAGAGAGGTTATACAGGCTATCGGCAAGAGGGTAATTCCTGAACAAAAATAAAAAGTTAGAGAAAACTCTAGCTTTTTTTCTTTTCTGTGATATAATTCATTTATGAGAACAAAGTCCTTTCATGGACTAATAACTATCTAAAGGAGAATACATGGAAGTAAAAGCACTACCACTAAGGGCATGGTTGGCATGGAAGAAGATAAGCCATAAAGAATTGGCTGAAATTGTTGACGTTTCCCCTCGGTCAGTCTCTAAGTGGGCGACAGAGGGAATGATTCCACTACCAAAGCACCAAAGAAGAATTGCAGAAGCTCTAGGAGTTGAACTAGAGCAGATTGATTTTAAAAATTAGAAAGACAGAGGACTAAAACATGGCAAAGAAAACAAACGAACCATTTGATCCAAGCGCTTGGCTGAATGAAGCGCCTGCAACCAAGGAAGAAAAGAGAGAAAAGCGCAAGGCAGAGCGTGAAGAAAAGAAAAAAGAGAGCGACAAGAAAGCTAAAATCCCTAAGAAGAAAAAACGAAAAGAGAATGATAACAAATTTAACCTAAAATATGGTATCTTTGTAGGAGCTTGTGTTGTGGCATTGGCAGGCTCAGGAGCTTGGGCGTTTATTTCTCATAATGGGAACACTAAATACAATGCTGAATTGATTGCTACAGCTAAGTCAGAGGTTGAAAAAGCTAAAGAGGAAGCAGAGCAAGAAGAAGAAAAGAAATACAGCCTTACCAAAGAGGAGTATGAGAAGAACGTTGATACCATCACTAAGGGTATCAAGACACTTACTAAGAAAGATAATGGCGACCTAAAAGGTTACTTTACGTCTAATAACAAGTTCTACAAAGTTATCACTTATGATCGTGAGACAGGTCAAATGTACGTTGAAGAAACAGACGACAAGAACAAAGACAAAGAAAACAGCAATGGAAAGCCTTTGACACTTGGTAAGGATTGGATCAACACTCTTGTTGCACGCCTAGAAGCACAAAATAATTAAAGGTAGGTGGACTATATGATGGAGTATTTTAAAAATCTATCTAATCGTGCTAAGATTATCTGGTCTCTTTCAGTTGTAGGAGTAATTGCTATTGGTGTGACAGCCTTTATCTTTCTATCTCCTAAACAAAATGCAGGAGCAGACTTTCAACTAAAGGAAAGTGAAGGAGTAGTCACGACTACTGAACCTTCCTCAACTACTGAAAGTTCAGAGAAGCCTTCTTCTTACTACAATGACACTCACGCAAGAGCAGTTGAGAAGTTAGAGAAGCCAACAGAGGAAATCTCAGGCGAAAAGAGAGAAAAAGTCAAGGCAGGTATTGAAAGAGCTATTGCAGAATTGAAGAAAAATCCTGAAAATGTAGGTAGTGTTCAAGGTGGTTACAGCCCTACTACTAACGATATGGTACAGGTAATGCACCAAGCTCTAAATGCAGAATATGAAGTTAAGATTGATACACTCACAACTACTAAGAGTAATTATGAGAATATCTATCAATTTGCAGTTGATATGGTTAGAAAAAAGGATAATCATTCTGTAACAGTTGCAGGAAGCTACAGCGAAGAAATGAACCAAGTTCAGTTCTCTATTCTAGTAGGAAATATCCAGATCCAACATTGATAAAACTTGATGTAGTCAAGAGATTATAAAACCATGTCAAAATGCACAAAAAAATAATCAAAAGGTAATTTATTTTAATGACAAAACACAAAATTGTAAGAATTTCCTATCATCAAGAAAAAAAGAAAAGGTCTAGGATAAAGAGCAAATCAGCTTTGGTATTGACTTTATTCTTAGCTAATGTAATACATACGTCAGGGGCAATTCCTGTTATTAGTGATGGCATAATTGCTTATGCTGATGTTCACTACTCTTATTCTCCTGATGATGATTGTGGTGTAAATCAAGACGCAAAGGCAAAAAAATCAGGAAACAACAAAGACAGCTCTAGTTCAAACAAGGTATCAGCAGAAACGCTACAAGATACAGAGTGGACTAAGAAGGGAACAAAAGCCTACCAAAACGCCCTAGACACTATTGAATTTTGGAAAGAGCAAGGTCTTTCAGGTGTTGAAATTGCTGGGATCATTGGAAATATTGGTGGTGCTGAGAACACAACCTTTACCCTAGACTTATTAGAAGAAGGTGGGGACAGTGGTGGACTATATCGGTTTAACCCTTCTAGCAAATATACTAGTTGGAGTGGGTTTGATGGCAAATGGTCTGCACGAAATCAAGGGGAGTTCGTTCTTTACTCAGAACCTCAATCTGTACTAGCGTATATCAACAAAAAGAACACTAGTCCGTCTCAATCTGCTGAAGATTGGGCTAACCTATACGAACGACCAGACGCAGGAGCTTTGGCAAATAGCTTGCAAGCTAGAAAAGACGCTTCTGAAAAAGCCTACAAGGTCTTTGAACTAGATAAAATCGAAGGCGATTCTAAGAAAGTATCTACTTGGGGTGGCTCAAACGTTTCCCAAGATAAAAAGGTCAAAATCTCGGCAGAAGATGGCAATAAAAAGGGAACGAAGATTGACCTTAAAGTTGCTATTAAGTGGTTTGAAGAAAGAGAAGGCAAGGTTACTTACAGTCAGGACGCAGGAAGTAGAAAAGGGCCTCTACAATATGACTGTTCTTCTGCTATTTACATGGCTTTAGTAGCAGGTGGAGCAGGTAAGACAGCAGGCGATTATCCAGTCTCAACAGAAACAGAACATGAGTGGCTTCTACAAAATGGCTTTAATAAAGTCTATGAAGGCAAATGGGGAGACAAAGGAGACGTTAAAGAGGTCAAAAAAGGCGATATTATCATCTGGGGTACAAAAGGACAATCAGCAGGCGATCTAGGGCATACAATGATTATGCTAGACAATGAAACGATTATCCATAGTTCAGGTGGACACAATGGTATTGCAAGAGACAATTATTCTCAATATCGTGATGGGGCAACAGACCATCAGACGGTATATGTTTATCGTTACTCAGGTTCAACAAACTTTAGTGATGACGATATTGAAAAAGTAGAGACAAAATGTAAGCCAAAATGCGCTTATAATGATAGCTCAGAACGTGTAAAAGGTACACATAGTTCAACAGATAGTAGCACTTCAACTTCTGGTAGCAGAGATACAGCAACAATGTTGAATGAGTTTGCTAAGAAGCATGAACAAGCCTATATTGAAAGTTGGCGTGTAGGTGGGTTCTTACCTTCTGCGTCTATCATTCAAACTATGATTGAGACTAGCTTCAATGAGAGCGTACCTTCTTTCGGTCAGGCTCATAACATGGGTGGGGTTAAAACCTCTAAACTAGAGGACTTCTCAGAAACCATGAAGCTCTATGGTAAGGACGCTGTTGCCTTCTCAGGAGCAGGAACTACCGTTGGAGACAATACAGGTGGTACTTATACCTACTTCAAGAGTTTTGATGCAGGGATTGTTGGTAAGGCTGAATTTATGGCACGTCAGACACTCTATGACGGTGCTATCAACAACACGGACGCAAAAGCAGTCTTTAAAGCTATTGCTGATGGTGGTTGGGCGACAGATTCAAGCTATCAGGTTTCCTTGAATAAAATGTACGACCAATACGGAGAACAGCTCAAATGGTTGGACGAAAAGGCTATTGCTAAATATGGGAAGACACCATTTAAGAAAGGCTCTATTGCTGAAAGTAAAGATAAGGCAGTTGGGGCTAAGATGGGCGCTCATAGAGGTACAGCAGTTTGTGGCGACAGCAACAGCAGAACTGGTGGAGACGGTTGGCAAAAAGCAGGTGGTTCAACAAGCTACACTTCTAATATGTGGTGGAAAAAAGATGACCTTCCTCCTGAAATGAAACAATATGCTCTTGATCCAACTAGTATTGGATTGAAATGGCACTCAAAAGAAGGTTGGGACGGTGCGTCTGCCTATATTGCAAGTGGAATTTACGACCAATGTACGACTTTTGCAAGTGCTTGTTTTGGAGCATTATGGGAGAAAGATGGAAAACCAATGGGTGATTCTCATGGTATGACAGGAAATGGTGTGGAAATGGCTAAACAAGGTGCTTCTAAATTTGGTAAGAGTACAACCAAGACACCTACAAGTGGAGATATTGTTTCTCTAACTCCTAATCATGTTGCTATTGTCAGTCATGTTTTTGATAATGGAGATATTCTGATTGTAGAACAAAATGTAACAGGATTTTCAGGTGAAGGAAATGGAGAAAGATACTCATGGGACTATTCATACATAACTAAGGATAACCAGAGAGCAAACAACTACGAATTTTGGAATCCATCATCAGAAGGTTACAAAGTTACAAATAAAGCCAAGTCTGTAGGCTAATAAGAAATAGAGGGTTTGCCCCTCTTTTCTTTTTGCTCCTATGTCAAAAAAATAATCAAACAACACGAAAAAATAATACAAATACTTGACAAAATAATATTTTTGTGATTTAATAATGGCGTAAAGTTAAGAAAGAGTTTTTTAAGGAAAGAGGAACTATCATGTTTAGGAAATTTATTGATTCAACTATTGCAGGCTTCTTAGCTGTAAGCGTGAAGCGTTCAGGAGACAACTACAAAAAATCTAGTCACAACTCTATTGTGGCTAACAAGCCGATTAAGAAAGATTGGAGTAAATGATATGAGAGAGATTTTATCTAAAATTTGGTACTACGGAACATTGCCTATCTGGTGGTTCTTTACTGTTATCACGTCAGACGTACTGACTAAGATATTTTGGGGTGGAGCTATCATTAGTGGGTTCGTGTTCTTGCTAACCTATAAAACCACTTATGAATGGTTGATATTTTCGTTTATGTGTGTATGTTGCGCAGGCGCTATGTGGTTTGCAGGTATCTTCTATGGATTCTTAGGAGAAATCATTGTACGATTGATCCGTATTGTTCAAGGGTGGATTGATGGTGTAGATTATTCAGAATATGATGGTTAGTAAGTGCAGGAAGGAAGTCGCTCAGATTTTGAGTGGCTTTTTTGTTGCTTAAAGCTATAAAATCAAGATAAATTGCAAACTTGATACAATAAATACTAGTAAAATAAAAAAACTATGGTATAATTAGATAATAATAATTTTTTTGTTTTCGAGGAGGTTATTTTGGAACAAAAATCAAAGATAACGATAGCGCAAAGGTGGATTTTATCAGAGATAAAAAAGAATAAAGAAATGACTTTAAAAGACCTGATGAAGATAACTGAGATAAAAGAAACAACGTTGAAGATATATCTTAGTCGTCTAGTTCAATTAGGGCTGATAGTCTCTATTCGAGTGAGTGGAGAAGAAACCATCTACACTATCAAGAAAGGAAAGAAATCTAATGGCAAAAAAGAAAGTTAAAAGAAACAAAGAACAGTACGCAAAAATTGAAAAGAAAGAGAACTTAGTTGAATTAGAGAATGTAGCAGAGCAAGTCGAAGCGAAGCATGGCTTTTTATATAAATGTCGCTCTTATCTAGGGCAGGTATTTAATTTAAAAACAAAGCATGGCAAGATTATTGCTTTTGGGCTAACAGCTTGGTTATCAATGGCAGTTGGGTTCGCCTTGTCTAACTATGTTCAGACAGGGAACACCGTAGGGGGAACAGTTGCAACCTATAAAGGGGGCTATATCCAAGGACGGAAGCTGTACGAATACTACAAGAACTCCCTAGAAGGCTCAAACTTAGTTAAGACCACGCTCTTATATCAGACGTTTGGAGACCTTTATGGCGATAAAATCACAGATGAAGAAATCGCAACAGCACTACCAAACTACCGTAATGCAGGACTAAAGACTTTATTTGAAAAAGGAGACAGTACAGAGAGTATCAATACTCTAGTGCGTCAACAACTAGCCTTACAATATGGATTGAAAGACAAGATGGACGTAAGCCAAGAAGAAATGGCTGAACGTTGGGAGACTTTCCACCCTAAAATGAAAGTCCAGATGATTATGGTTGCAGATGAAGCGCAAGCGAATGATATTGCTACGCAACTTAGTCAGGGAGTTAAGATTGATAATTTCCTCAAAATGGATCAATCAGGATTGAACGGTCAAACAGCAACTATCAAGTCTAACACAGAGCAACTTTCTAGCGAGGAGCTAACAAAACTCCAAAGCACCAAGGAAGGGGAAGCTACAGTCGTTGCAAAAGATAACCTAGCACCAGATGGCTCAATCGTTAAAACATACTATGTTTTTAAAGTATTAGAAAATCCTGCAAAGGGCGAAAACATGGAAAGTTGGACTGATGAAGTAAAAGAGCTGATTCAGGAAGATAAAGTCCGTATTGGTTTAGGTCAGAAACAAGCGTCAGAGGAAGAAGCGACAAAGAATGTGAAAGCAGTCAAAGACGCTATCAAGTCTGTATTTAAAGAACAGGACGTGCGTGTAACTGATCCATACATGAAAAAAGCACTTGCTGACTATCTAGGAGAGTAATAAATGGGTATTTTTAACAAGACAAAGAAGAAGATAGAGGGTACGTTTGACGAAGATACATTGAAACAAGATGTATCGAGTGGGGCGTTAGAAAAAGGTTCGATCCTTTGGGGTTTAAGAGCTACCGTGATTGGAACAAAGAGTGTCCTTAACGAAGTTATCGGACGGACAGTATCAGTTGCTAATAATGAACGTGATAAGATTATCAACAAGCAAGAACCTCAGAAACCTCATGCTGAACAGGAACAAGTCCAGATGGTAGAAACCCCTCAACCTCAAACCTCAGAAATGTCTGAACTAGAAGAGTTCGAGGCGTGGAAAGAATTCAAAGCTATGAAACGTGGGGGAAGTAAATAATGGCAAACGAAGTGCAAGAATACCAACAAGCCCAAAATGATGAATTTGAGGTCATTCAGATTCCAAAAGGGGATTGGACTGGCGAAAGTTTGAAGCATGGACTTGTCAACTCTTATTTCTACTTTGATATTTTCAAGAATTTAACCAACGGTAAGCCTATTAAAATCTTGTGGGCTGGGTTCTCATTGATGTTAGTTTTTGCAACAATATTCATGGCAACTTTAGCCTCCCAATGGACTTCTACTATATCAGTATTTACTGGTGTAATTTCTGCATTTTTAGTAAGTGTGTCTCTACTTTGGTTGGCGTGGTTGAATATCAAACCTTCTAGCGACACAACATTATTGATTGATAGCTTCCGTACTTTCTTTTACTTAGTGAAAGCAAAACCAAGTCTTAATAACCTACGTTTTAAAGCGCAGGTTAAGGGTAATCAGATTATTTTTGATAACGGTAAAATGTATGGAGAGGTTTATATTGTCGAAGGTGTAGTCAATAAGTCAATGCTATCCAGAGACTTAGTTGCTATCTACACAGACCTAGAGAACCTACTACCAAACTTGGGAGAAGTCACAATGATCCAATCAAGTCAGATTGAGCGTGTTGAATTTACAGGCTTGAAGGAACACTACAGAGAAATTAGACGAAATCCTAACAGCACCAAGCTACAGAAAAAACTAGCTCAGATCAAGAACCGACGTGTAGTTGATGTCTTGAAGAACGAGTTGACGCAGAAAGAAGTAGTGTTCTTTATTGCAAAAAATGAAGAAGAATTGGATAAAGGACGACAGTTCTTGAAGAATGGTTCTGAAAAAGGAGTTGTTGCAAGTTATATGCCTATCTCCCAAAGAAACTTAGAAAGGTTATTAGATAGACTATGAAATCTATTGAAAAAGAATATGCCCTAGACTATCTAATCAATGGGCGCTTTAGAAAGTATTTGTATTTGTTTGCTCCTTACGGACGAGGGCTACAAATGCAAGCAGAGGATATTATCAACCTCAAAGGCTTTCCTGTTATCTCAGGTTGTACGGTAACAACGTGGAACAAGTTACAACTACTAAAACCAGAAGAATACCGTAAGGAAATGAAAGGTTTATCCAATCTGGTTAAGGTCAACGATCAAGATTTGCCTGACGGTGGACTTGCAGGAGATATTAAGTGGGCTACAAATCATCATAGCGCTATGTATCTTGCTGAACAGTCTGACGATAAAATGTCAGGGGGCTTGTATGTCTGGGAGATTGTTATTACAGCCCTAACAAGAGAGAAGCTAGACCGTCAAGTGGAAGTTATCCTCAACAGGTGGGGTGGTGTTGATAACTATATCAGTAAGAAATACAACCCTATAGAGTATTTTGAACTGGTTGACACGGTTGGAACGAATCGCTACAAGCGAGGAGCATTATTTAACCCTCTACTAGTAACTGAAAAAGTAAACACTACTACCCTAGAGAACTATGCGAAGCTATGCTTCTTCCAAAGAACCACTTTACAAGATGAATTGGGAGAAGAATTTGGCTATGACTTTTTAGCCCCTTCTCAAATTGGGGAAGATGGCAACTCTAAATATCCAAAGGTATTGATTGACGCTAAAAACTACCTGAACAAGTTAGGTATTGTAGCGATTCCTAGAGAATCATCACGTTTAGACTATGTTTTTAAGGATATTTACCAAGATGAAGCAGAGACTATTAAGAAACCTCAGTCACTAGCGAGCGTAACAAGTCAACAAGTGGCTAACCAATTCTTGATGGAAGGTAAGAAAGTAGTCCATATTGTCCTAAATGACTTTGACTACTTTAGGCTAGAAACCCCTCATAATCGAGATACGAAGCAATTTCAAAATGCGATTATCGAGGAGACGCAGATTATTGATGGATCACGAATAAGTATCAACCCTCTACAACCTTTTGCGAAAAATAAAACAGAGGAGAAAGAGGAAGAAATCCCTGCTTATGGACGCTCTAAGAAGAAATTCAACACCATTATCCAGACCTTGATTTACTACCAAGGGGAAGATACAGGGATTGTTGATGAAGTCTTTGACGAAATGATGAAAGGTGAAACTCTTTGGGATAATGATAATGACGTAATGGTTGACCGAAGAAACTATCTTCAACAACCTGCAAGCAAATATCCTGCTTTTAACCGTGCGATTACACGTTTTGAAACTAAGGAAGCTAACCTACGCAGGGATATGAAGATTGATGAAGCGAAAGAAGTTGCACGAATTAAAAGGCGCTTGGAGAGTTTCTTAACGAATAATAGGTCGCTCATTGGTTCTAAGACAAGCCTTGAACTAGACGAAAGCAAGGTCAACTACTACATACGTTTAGATAAACTTGACGCTCTACAGAAAAATATTCAAGTCATCAACCTGGTTGACTTTGTGACAGAGTTTTTAGAAGCAGGAGACCTGATTATCATTCATGGCGCAGAGGTTTTAGATGTTCGTACTTATGATTATCTGGCTGAACAGTTTGAACGTACTTACGATAAGAAAGTACGAGTGTTATTGAGTTATGATGTGACAGATTCATTGAAAGCAAGTACGAAGAAATCTTTAGGTTCATCTAACGTATTTACCCTCACAAACCGTCTCTATGAAGGATTTAATACAGGGGTTGATTGGTCGTTCGTAGGTCGTATGAATGATTCAAGAAATTATGAGAAGCTAGTAAGGGCAGAACTACCAACAACAACTAAGATTGATATTGAGTACGAAGGGGGAGTAGGGCGAGCCTTATTCAATCGTCCTGCAACAAGATCATTTTACCTGATAGGAGTTAAACCAATATGCTAGATAAGAATTTAAAAAGGCTATCTCCTCATGTCAGTAAAGCTGTAAAAGGTGGTTTTGCCTTCCTGTTGATAGTCTTTACAACTATCTTTATTGCCTACAACGTGGTTGAAGGGCGTAAGGCGATAGGTAATTCACAGACACCGATTGGAGAAAGCCTACAATTTGCACGTTCAGGAGCAAATATCACAGTCAAGAACTACTACACAGACAAGAACCAAGACGTGTTGATTGCTACGCTTGAAGTAAAAGAAGGTAATAGCAAGCTACCAACTAAAGCAAATGACTATTGGGTAGTCACTACCTCAGATATTGGTGGACGTAGCATACCTACTTACTTTGGACGAATGAATACTGATGGAGATTTTTTCATCATCATTCCTTATCCTAAAGAGCAGACCTACACGGTTGCTATCTACAACACTACTACCAGTGGTGGGGATATAAGTTCTAGTGGAGATCAACTAAGCATTGGATCAGGAACAAATAGTAAAATCGTATCAGATATTACAAGTGACCTATTGAAGAATGTTAACAAGAATCAAGCGCAAGGCGTGAAGCAGACAGATATTATCGCCTTAAACATGACCTTGAAATCTGCAATCAAAGATGACAGCAAATATGCTATCACTACACTAGACGTAGATAGCCTTTTGTCAAAAGAAGGCGACACAGTAACGTTTGACTTTAAGAAGTTCTACACGCTTGCCTATCGTGATCTAGTAGTATCTGTAGCAAGAGAGAAAGTAAACACTTATACAGAGGAAATCCAAGCGCTCAATGACAAGCTGAAAGAAGTTAGAGAGACACTAGACCGAAACCCTAATGATGAAGTTGCTATCAAGCAACAAGAATCTATCAATGAGAGCATAGAGAGTGCGCAGGATAATCTTGAAAAAGCTAACCAGAACTTGAACGAAGCTAAGAAACGATTTAACTATGATGAAAATACTTTTAGTGACTACACTACTAAAATGTACTCATTGAACCAATAACGACAGAAAGGAGAACTTAATTGGTAACTGTAGGAAAGAAGAAAAAACACCACAAACCAAAAGGAAAGTCCAAAGAAATAGACAATAAGTTTTCTAAAGCAGTCCATGTTAGTAGTTCAGAACGACAAGAACTAGTGTTCAACTACGATACCAAGGTTGTTTCTTGGAACACCAAAGTAAAAGAATACAAGGAAGAACTTGAAAAGGGTTCAGGAACAGAAAGTAGCCTGTTCCGTAACGAGCAATTCAAGAAGCTGTTAGATGACTTTAACAACCAGTATAAGGATAGCTTAATCATTCTCCCCCCCTATGATGGAAATTTTAGGGGGCGTGAGAAAGAATTAAGTGCTATAAACGATACGATAGCTAATATTCTTGAACCAACAAGAATTATCCTTGGAAACGCAGGTACAGGGAAAACAACTATTGTCCGTGAAGCGACAAGACGGATCAATTCAGGCGAAATGACAAATAAGATGGGCTACAATCTTGTTTGTGTGGAACTATCCCTACTAGCCTTGTTAGATGAAGGGGATAGCAAGTTTACAGCAACACTAGCTGAAATGATACCTAAAATCCTAAACTTAGAGCAGAAGGCAAGAGAGTTCCTAAATGACGAAAACATAAAATTTGTTCTCTTTATTGACGAGGTTCATACTCTTACTAAGGCAGTCCAGAAGGAAAACGGAGAAAGTAATGGTGCAGACGTTTTGAAACGTCATATCAAGCCTGAAATTGGCTCTTTGATCCTAATTGGTGCAACAACACTTGAAGAATATCGCTATTACATTGAACCCAACCAACCTTTCAAGGAACGTTTTTCAGAGAAAACCATTCTACAGGACTTTTCAAAAGAGGAAGTAGAAGAAATCGCAGTTGCTCATTGGGAATACTTGATGAAACTCAGAGGGATAACTAATTCAACGTTATCCAGAAAGCTGATACGCTTTATTATCCGTGTAAATGCTCGTGAAGATTTAATGAGTGCTGAACCACGAAAAACTAAGCAGTTTCTACAGAGCTTGGACGCTCATTCTTTTAACGTAGGAGAGACACCTGACTATCAAATGATTGTTGATGTCTTTAGGTCAGCTAAGAATATCACAGCAGAGGTTGTTCCTGATATTAAGAACGCAGTAAAGGCTCTACACAAAAGAATAAAAGGGCAGTATGCTTCAAAATATTTGCTAGAACACGCCCTGATAGCAAGATATGGTAATCTTTCTAAGAGTGATAATAGCCCCTTCTTATCGTTACTAGCCCTCGGACCGACAGGTGTAGGTAAAACTGAAACAGCTAAAATCCTCAATGAGTATATCTTTGGGGGGCTTGGGGAAATCGTCCTTCTAAACTGTTCTAACTACGCTTATATTGAAGGTGGAGTTGAGAAGTTCCTGAAAGAAGCAGGAGAAAAAATAGGAGATAGTGAGTTTGCTATTCTTGTTATAGATGAAGCTGAAAAAGCTATCCCTTCCAAGGAGAATAAAATCATCAGTTCCCTGCGTGACGTGTTCCTAGACCTGACAGGAGAAGGTATCTTGAAGTATGCTCCACGTTTTGGGGGTTCGGATAGAAAAACCTCACTAGCAAAGGTTATCATTATCTTTACCTCAAATGCAGGTTATGAGATTTTTGAAGGTAATGACAAATTCTCAGATGACACGATAACTAAGAATACCTCTAAAAATGAAATCAGACGGATTGTGTCCTCTATCGTCAATGAACTAGAAGGACACTTACATGAAAAGTATAACTTTGCCAGAGAGTTCTTTGGGCGTTTAGACGGAATATTGCCATTTACGTCTTTGAGTGAAGCAGACGCTATCGAGTTGACAGAAATATTCTTAAAAGAATATATTCAAAATGCAAAAGAGCAAGAGAACATAGAAATTGAAATTGATGATAAAATAGAGTATAAGAGTACGCTTGTTCGTGGTTTAGATGATGGAGAAGTAAGGGAATTTTATCCACTTGCTGTTACTCTATCCTCTTACATAGCGAATATGCGTGATAGCTCTAAAGGTGGAGCAAGGCAAGTTCAGAAAGTCTTTAACAATTATCTTAATTTCTTACTTGGGGATATTATGTTGAATCGTGATGTTTTTAAAGAGTATAAGAAAATTAGAGTTTATCCGTGCTTACTTGAACCAGACACAGGCAATGTTATTCAAGATGAAGAAGAACAGAGAATGGTTCGCTATGCTCTAAAACCTAATAGAATGGAGGATATAGAGATATTCTATGAGGAGATTTAAGAAAAAACTAGGTAACATACTATTGTTGTCCTGCTTACTGTTTTCTACAGGGGTAACAACAATGGTATCTACCCCTCATGTAGTTTATGCAGATGATGGCGACAAGGCAAAAGTGCAGTCTGCTGAAAAAGTTAAAGAGGTTGAAATAGTTGCAAGTCCTGAACAAAAACGAGGAGCTATTGCTTATGCTATGTATCAAGATGTGGGTGTTGGTGTTACTCAGAGAGTTAAATTTCAACCATATTTTAATATTGCAGGTGGCTCTCCTGTCCTAGTTGGGATCAATTCAGCGAACCAAGCCTACAATCCTGCAAAGATAGGTGATGAAGGTAGTGGTAGTGACGCAAAAATGAGTTATTTTAGTGCTTCTAAAATTGGAAGTAGTAAAAATACAAATGCCCTAATCGCTCAAGATGAAGCCTATATGCAGACCTTCTACAAGGCAGAAGATGGGTACTGGTATAAGGAAAAATCAGGAGATGATTTACTTGCCTATCGACCAGTAAAAGTAAGCTCTCATAATTTGGAATCAGGAAACCCTTGGAAACAAGAGGACTTTAGTGGAGATATAGACGCTTTTCAAACTGCACAAAAAGGAACTATGTTTGTGTTTGTTCCAGTAGCAGATATTAAAACAAAGAACACTACAGCAGGGGTATTCTTTGATAAAAGTAACAGTTATTCTGTACGATCTAAATTAGTTAAGAAGCAAGAGAAGAAACAAAATCAAGCTGACCGTAAGAAAACTCAACAGGATAAACAAAGAGCCTTGGCAGAAGAATTTGCGTCATCATATCCTAACGTTGGAGATAGACCTTCTACAAACACGCTCCTAGCGTACATTATGTATACTAAAGGGGGTTCAGGAGACGACGCTATCAAGGATATTGATCTATCCTATGGAGAAATCAAGTATTATCCTGCTCCTTCAAGTAACGTACTTGTAAATGACGAAGCGTACAAGTCGAATGAAGCAGTCAGAAAGTATGCAGGTAGTGGAGAAACTAAAGGGGCTTATATCCCTAACTCAATCAACATGGCAGGTAGTCCACAACCAGAAGGTAAGACACTTGCTAATATGTTGAAAGTCTATGGTGGTTGGGGCTTTATCTCGGTTAGTGCAACAGCGACAGATACGAACTCTACTACAAATAATGACCTTGGTTCGATCCTTTCGGATATTTGGAACAACAATAATGGTTGGTTTGGGGTAATCGGAAATGTTATCTTGACTATTATTGCTCCTGCACTATGGATAGTATCAATGATACTTGATGTATTCAACTCAGTAGCTAATGCTTTCCTTGGCTTTGTAACAGGGCTTGTCAATATCTTTGGCGATCCAATCGGAATGATTTTTTACAAGGCTAAAGGAGAATCAGGCTCAGAGAATTGGCTAGTAAACCTAGCTATCAACATTAAGGACTACCTATTCACTAATGAGACTATCACAGCTTTATCTGACACTATCAACGCTTACAGGAATTGGATATTCTTGGTATGGTTGTTAATTGGCTTCCTATCCCTTATCTATCGAATGACCTTCCGTAAAGGAAAATACGGACAGGCGATTACAAAGTGGTTCTTTAGAATATCTGCACCAGTCATTATGATTATCCTTGCAGGGATTGTAACAGGTATGCCATTGATTGGCGAAGCAGGGTACAAACCACAAGAGGAAGTTAGTGACAGAGAGATAGATATGCTCAAATACGGTGTCGCCTTTAACTTTGACTTGAGAGAAGCCTATAACTTTGCAGGTAAAGATGGCGCTCCTAAGTATCAAGAGCTGATTGATTCAGACGATATTGATATTGCTAGTTGGGGTATGTCATCTAAACAAATTAAAGACCTTAACCAACGTATAGAAGCTAAACTTGGCTCAGAGCTATCTGCTGATTTAAGTCAACACAACACGCAAGGCGCTACGTTTGATGTGAATACCTATCTTAGCGGTATTGCACAGGCAAGTAAACTAGCAAATGCTCAACGTACAGGAAATTCAGTCGCTTCTAATGACCTTCCTGCTGATTTTGTTAAGAATGGCTACATGAGTTACAAAATCGAAGGAGAGAACAAAGAAAAGACTAAGTTCACTATCTATGGTGCGCCAATGCTAAAAATTAGTGGTGGCTCACAACAATCTGCTGACTTTGTGCCAGTTGGTTATCAATTTGATGGTTATCCTTATATCTTTACGCAAAACGACGCAAGTATTAAGCGACAGGAAGATGAAAGCGAAAGCGCAAGTGACGAAAACAAGTCCACAGAGTACGCTTACCTATCAGGTACGTCAAACGCAAAAGATCCAAATTATAAGAAACAGTTTTATATTGGATTCTATGGGGTGTATTGGGAAGCAACACCTGTTTCTCTATCACAACCTTGGACGTACTTATACGGTGCTAACACAAACAATAACGCAATCACAGAACACCCTTCAACCTATATGTATGGTGCAGGGAAATCTACTCAGATTGCAAACCTTAGAAAACAACAAGGTTCTAACCTAGAAGATGATGACAAAGCTCCTGAAACTGTAACAGCTCCTCAAATGAGCGAAGATGGAACAGGCTATAAGTCAGAAGGGCGAAAACATTATTTTTATTGGAAATATATCAACGCCTACAACCTTGCGTTGATAAATAAGTATATGGGTACGAAGTCAGATATGGACGTATCAGACCTTCAACTTTCAAACCAATCTGTAGTGTTCCTTCTTCAATCTCAACTTAAAGAGACTGAGTTACGCTACTACGCAAGCAACTTGAACCACTCAGATTCAGGTAAAGGTAAGTCAAGTTCTAAGACACCATTCATTTACAATAGATTTATCACTCCGCAGAAATCAGATGATATTTCTTCAATGCAGATAAGTGGGTTCTTTATCACTCTTGCTTACACAATTATCTTGATGACCTACGTTAAGACGCTTGCTACAATCAGTATCACAGACTATATTATAGGTCGTTGGAAGGCTATGTTTGCAGGGCTGAAAGGCTCATGGTCGAACGCAGTTTACTATTCAATCCTAACGTGGTTCTGGGGATTTATCGTTATATTTATCCCTTCAACGTTCCAGTTTGGGGCAAGTGTCATCACAGCAGCAGCTAAAACCTTGAATGATTCGCCTATCGGTATGGCAGGAAGTTTTGGTGTTGGATTCGGTGTACTATGTATCGCTTGGGTATTGACCTATCCATTCGTGCAAGTATCAGATAAGAAAATCTCTTTAATTGTTGGACTAATCTATATGTTTGACGTGATTCGCCTAGCGATCAAGGGCTGGTTATTCGGACGCTACGGTTTAGATAGCATTATCTACCAAAATGCAGATGGCTTTGGATTGGGTGGTTTGCTAGGACTTGCTACAGGTGGCTTACTTGGAGCTAAACAAGACCTTCAACAACGCTTGGGTGGTGTCAAGAATAGCTTTAGTGGTGGCAATGATGGACTTGGTGGAACTCCTACCACAGACGAAGATGGGGGAGCAGAGCCAACAAGCCCTACTGGTACAGATGAAACATACGATCCAGATAGTCCAGACGGACAAGAAGTTGAAGGAAACCGTAAAGAGCTTACAGAAGAAGAAAAACAACGTAGCCCTTTGCGTAACAAAGAAGGAGAAACAGGTGTAGGAGAAACTAAAGATGGTTCTAAGGAAACTCCTAAAGGCGAACCTAAAGGTGCTCCTAAAGGCAAGGGAGTGCCAAACCCTACTAAACCTAAAGGGAAGTTCGGTAAACTTGCTTCGGTTGCAGGTAAAGGCGCAGGTGCTTACTATCAAGTGGCTAGAATTGTTACGACAGCAACTATGTCAGCTATCGGCATGAATAACCTTGCTAATAAGACAAACCAAGGCTTCAATACTGTAGGACGTAAGTTCAGTAATCCTCAAAGTCCTATCAGAAAGGCTATCGGTCAAGGAACAGATAAGGTCAAAGACTTTGTAGATAAACGCAGAGCAAACAAACCGAACCCTGCAAGTGGTGGAACTAAAATTCCAACCACAGGGGAAAAACCAATGACACCAAAACGTGAAGGCAAGATGAAGCCTACAATCGTCAGTCAAGAACGTCCTTCTCAAACCTCGGTTATCAAGGACGATTCTTCCTCAACGGTAACAAATATCACTCGTAAAGAGGGTATGAAACCAATTAAAAAGCCTGTTCGCTTCCCTAAGAAAAAGAAAAGGAAAAAGAGAAAATAAACACAGACTTTTAACGATATGATATAATTAAACTATAAGCAATACGCTGAAAAAGAAAGGTAATTAACTATGTTTACAAAACTACAACTTTTGACATTTGATCCAAGTTTGAAAAATCAACTTAACAATATCAAGAATAAGACACAAATTGTTGAAGCAGGAAAAGAATCTCAAAAAGATTTTGTCGGCTTGACTCAATTTGGCTTGTTTGTAATTATTCTTATTGCAATTATTATGGGCTTCCATTATTTAAGAAAACATGATTGGAAAAAGGCGCTGTTCGCCCTTGCTACAATAATTCTTGCAGGCATCTTTGGTTGGTTTATCGTTCCTAGCTTTGTCTAAGACGCAAAGGAAAAGAGAAGTTTTCGGCTTCTCTTTTTTATTTTAAAAAACTAGCAAAAAAACTATAAAAAATACTAGCAAAAATAAAATCAATGTGGTATAATGTAATCACGATAAAAAAGTAAGGGGAAATTATGGTGGCTAAAGACCTGATAGTGTACGGTTGGAAAGTACCACGAGAACTTGTGGACGAATTTAACCGTGTCAAAGAAGAAGAAGGGTTCAAGACCAACACAAAGACTTTGGACTTTATTATTCGTGATTATTTTAAAAAATAAAAAGGAGATTTTCTTATGAAGAAAACTTTTGTAACACTTGCTTGCTCAGCGTTATTGCTATCAGTATTAAACGCTACTACAGCTTTTGCTGATGATGTCAACACTCCAAACGCAGTTGCAACCACAACTAACAATTCAACAGAAACTAGCATTCCAAGTGCAGATTCAGTTGACACAGGAAATGCAGGTACAGAAACACCAACTGTTCCAGAAATTCCAGTTGTGCCAATCGCAGATGAAAAACCTGCTGAACCTTCTACACCAGAAGTTCCAACTGTTCCAACTGTTCCATCAGCTACAGAACCATCTACATCGGAAACACCTACTGTTCCATCAACAACAGAACCATCTACATCGGAAACACCTACTGTTCCATCAACAACAGAACCTTCAACGCCAGAAACACCATCTACACCAGAAGTTCCGACTGTTCCATCAACAACAGAACCTTCAACACCAGAAAAACCATCTACACCAGAAGTTCCAACCATTCCGTCAGCTACAGAAGATAAGAAAGATGACGACAAGAAACTTGCTGATGACAAGAAGGATAATACCCACCTTCCAATCGTTGATCCGACAGCAGAAGATACAAAACCTATCGAAACTGACAAAGGAACGGTATTAAGCACAGATAACGGTAAAGTTATCATTAAAAATACTGAAACAGGCGAAGAACAAACATTTACCCCAGAGGAACTTGGTGGTAAAGTTGAAAAAGACGGTACAGTTACCGTTAAAGAAAAAGACGGTAAATTGACACGCCTTCCAAATACAGGTTTGGAAGAAAGTGCGTCAATGCTTGTCGCAGGACTGACTACTTTGTTCTCAGGCGTTGGACTGTTGAAACGCAAGAAAGACTAATACTATCTAAATACCTCTTTCATAACAAATTACAAGGAAAGACAAGCAGAAATGTTTGTCTTTTTTGTTTTTGGGGTTGTAATTATAGTAAATGCGTGATATAATGCTTTATAAGGTGTGGGTAAGATAGTTGCGTGTCTTACTTAAACTCCTGAAATATTCTCAATCGAGAAAAAACTTAATTTCTTTATATACGGTAGGTCGGTTCGTTGCGGTTCTCTCCTACCGTATTTTGTTTTAAAAACAATCCATAAAGTGATATAATAGTTATATAAACTAGCAAAGGGGGTGGAAGCGTGAAGTCTAAACGAGATATTTATAAATCAATGGCTAAAAAACTTGGCTACAGCAATGAACGTTCAAAAGAAGCAGTAGACTATGTGTTTGATAAAATCTCAGAATTTCTAGCAGATGGAGAAAAGGTTCAGTTGCTTGGATTTGGGAATTTTGAAGTGCGAGAACGTGCTGAACGTAAAGGACGCAATCCACAGACAGGAGAATCTATCATGCTCAAAGCTAAGAAAGCTCCTGTTTTCAAGTCAGGAACAGCTTTGAAAGAGCTAGTGAATAAATAAGAGACCAGAGGAAGTCTATGAGAAATCATAGGCTTTTTTATTTATTTTGTTGACAGGGGGAAAGAAAGAGTGTATAATATAAACATAAAATCTAAGAAAGGCTTTAAGGAGAATGATTTTAAGAGGGGAAGAAGTAATAGAACTCCGTCCTTGGCAAAAGTCAGCTCTAGTTCGCAGTAGAAGGGAGATAGACGGTATTTTCCTTGAAGCGCTAGGTGGACGTGGTAAGACAATCGCAACAATGGCGATCATTCAGGAGAAGAAGGCAGAACGTGTTTTGATTCTCAATAATAAGACAGCAATACTTAATGGGTGGGAGAAGGACGCTCAGGAGCTAAATTTGGGCTATCCTGTCGCTTTTACTGTCAAAACCGATAAATGGTTAAGGTCGAAGGCAAACGCTCTTAGAGAAGCTGAGAAGGGGCTTAAAACGCTTCGTAAAAAAATAGGGGTACGAAAACTCTATAGACAGAATCCAAAGTATGTAGAATTGCACGAAAACGTTAAGCAGTTGAAAGCAGAATTGGACTATGATGTACTTGTCATAGATGAATGGCAGGATATGTGTAGCAATCAGACCTGTAAGGACTATATCCATATCCAGAGAAAGTACACTATCGGTTTATCTGCAACACCTATCAGGCGCAAGGGGGAGAACTTTTACCCCCTTGAAAAGACCTTCTTCAAGACGCAAGAACCGTCAAACAGGCAGGAATGGCTCTTTAAGTGGGGAACACTAGTCTATGATTCTTATTCTGCAACGAAAGCCAAATGGAAAGACTTCGCAAACTACGAGTTCTATATTTCTCAACTAGACAACCGAGGGAATTTCATGTGTTGCGAGGAAATCGAGAATATAGAGAAAGCAGTAATAAACAATGGCTTTGTTAAGAAAGTATATCGTCCAAATATCCAAATACCAAAGAGCAACAAAGAAAAGCTAAAAAGTTTCAGGAAGTTCAATGTTTTTGAAGTAGATGGCGATTATGTCATGGGGAAAGGCACAATATCTAATAAGCATATAGAGCGCCTTCTTAGACAAGCAGAGGTTGTCATAAAAGATGGGAAACTGACCGTAGATGACTCTAAAATTAGTCCTGTTATGAAAATGGTAGGAGAAATGTTAGAGAGGTCATTCAACCGAACAGAAGGACTAACAGGTGGGGTAGTTGTCGTTTGTGAAAGCAAGGGAATGGCAAAGGCAATGTATAAACACTTTAAAGGCAATTCTCTAGGCTTATGGACTGGCGACAAACAAATAGATCATTTAAGTTGTTCTAACTTGATTGCGACTTCAAAGGTCATGGGAACTGGTGTAGATGGCTTGCAGTATCGCTTTGACACTATGATTGTATTTGATCCAAAACAAGAAGGAAGTGGAGAGTACAATGACTACAGACAGTTGCAATGGCGTATATCAGGAGCAAGGCAACAACACAAAGTGAATATTGTTGAAGCTGTTTACCTAGAGGAGTAGATTATGAGGATAAAAGAGATAGTTCAAAGAATTTTTAAGAAGGAAGCAAAAGTACATATTCTTCTTGATATTGATGGGGTACTTAACCCAAATAAAGAACCTATTGGGGAATACGAAATTATTTCACACCCTTGGGGAAGATGGGCTGTAAGGACAGATGTTTTGGAGTGGGTAAAAGAACTTTCAAGCATGAACGCTGTTCAAGTCCATTGGGTGTCAACTTGGGAAGATGAAAGTAATGTTATCAATGAGTACCTAAATATCAAGGAGTTCCATTGTTTAAAAGTTAATGGAACGGTAGTAGAAGGGAAATTAAAAGCAATTAAGGAACAACTGGCGACAGTCAAAGGGAAAACAATTATTGCAATAGATGATGATTTGAACAGAAGTCAGTTACTATCTTTAACAGAGCAACAGAATGTTAATGAGTTGAGACTAGAACTTACTAACCTTGCTTATCGAAACAACAATGATTTTCATGGAATAGTCCCTGATAAAAATATTGGAATAAGTGACGAGGAAATGAAATTTGTTGGGGAAATTATAAAGCAGGGGTTATCAAAAAGATAGCTATTTGAATTTTTCAGAGGAACGGTGTATAATATAAACATGGGTAAAAGACAAGATATGGTTGTATCTCGCTTGTATGAGCTAGTCAAACCAACCTCAAAGCCCAGAATACCAATGGCAGTATCTTTGAGCCGATATAGTGGGCTGGACGTTGAGCAGGTAAAAGATATAGCTATAGAAATTAATAAGGCTCGCAGGATAAACAGTTTACCCAACTACCGAATGGTAAGTATCTTACTACGAGTGCTTCCTGATGAAGATATAAGGTATATCCTGAAATTGAATCGAGAAGCAAGGTATGGGAATGAACAGAGAACTCCTGATGAAATGCTTGCGATTAGTATTTTTAGGAAAAGAATTAGTGAACAGTTTGAACAGACCAGAAACAACGTCTTTTCAGAACTGGTAAAAAAACACGCTGATCTAAATATCGTTCCTTGCGAACCGATATTAGACGAGCTAGAGGACTATTTTAACGATAGTGAAATGCTAATTCTTAGAATGGTATCAAGAGGGTACAACCCTAAAATAGAGGACGCAACAAACACTATAAGTCTACTGAGTGCAGAGCATAGGCAACTTATGAGAGAAAACAGAAAGAAAGAAAGAGACAGGTTACTATATGAGTACGAAAGAAGAAGTAAAACAGAAAGCGAAAACGAGCTATAAATACGCTCATGTCACTAGACGATATTTGAGACGGAACTATCAAAAGGTTCTTGAAATCCAACGCAGATACCGAGAAGCACACCCAGAAAAGTCACGAGAGTGGCGTAGAGAAGCACAACGTAGATTCTATCTGAAAAATAAGGATAAACCAGAGTATCAAGCAAGTAAATACTACAGCAATCAGAAATCTAGCTTCAAGCGTTATGTGTTGAATCATGCAGAGCAGGGAGAATTGAACCTTTTCCTATCAATCCTAGAAGCTAAGAAGAAGAATGAAGCAGTCAAACGCCCTGTACTGATTACCCTAGATGATAAAGAAGTTCAAAAAATGCGAACGATAGCTTATCGTTTTATTTGTCTGAACGTAGAAGCAAAAGACTATAAGCAGGTTGAAGGCTTTATCCATGAAGCACTAGAAGGACTAGAATAGCAAGGCATGAAGTTTAAGCTCTTATTGTTACTAGTCAATGTAGGGGCTATGTATCTTGTTTATCAACATGATCGTCCAGATAGAACTTTATTTGGGCTATCTATCTTATTTTGCACCTACATTTATCTGTTTGTCAGGTATCTATTCTACAAACCACAGAAAAACGCAAAGAGGAAATAACCTCATGGAAGCCTTTATAGGCTTCTTTTTTTGTAAATGAGCCTGTTCACTAAATCAAGAAAAAAAGAGTTATACTAGAGATAAATAAAAAAGACAAGGAGAAAGCAATATGGCTTTTGGGGAAAATATAGAAAAACTTAGCTCAATTACTTTAGAGTGTCATGATATGGATAGTGGCTCTAGCTATGGAACAGGGATTGACGCTCCTGACGTGGAACTAGATGACGCAGACCTAAAAAAACTTGCTGAATGGTATGTGAAGCACTATGGCAATGGTTCAGTAACAGTCGAGGACGTGAAAAGTCATGAATACGATAACGAAATCAAAGAAATCATTGAGCAGGCTATCCTAGATAATGCAACGGTTTATGATGAAAAGGCAAGAAAATACTATAATCAGACTGTAAGGTGGCATTATGTAGCCTATTCTGCAAAGGTAAACTGTTCCTTTGAATTAAATGGCATGAGCTTTAATATCAACTATGATGAAATTGAGCGCAATTTCCCATTGAATGTAAGGTTAGAGGACTATTATAAAGTCCTAGAGCTAGTTGAAAAGGACGAGTTTGACAACTTGTTTTCAGATAGCGACAAGGACGAGTTGGAGCGATTGAAAGTAGATATTAAAGATAATTACTACTCAGTTGCTAGTGTTCCTGTAGAAGTCGATTGGGAACTATGTAAAGGCTTTGCAAAAGAAACAGGTATAGCTGATGAATACCTAACAGAAGCTAACCTAAACCGTGCGTTGGAACTTGCTTTGGAAGGTATTGCTAGTGAGTACACTAGAAAATTGTATTGCTTTGTCTATGTCAAAGACGGTTTGATCCATGTAGGAACGAATATCGCAGAATATGAAGATAGAGCAGAAGAAAACCTTGAAACTATTAGTAAATTAACCTTAGAAAAAGACGACTTAGGAATTTGGCGCGTGTATATGTCAGGAGAAATGCAGGACGAGTTAAATAAAGCGATTGACTGCAAAGAGTGTATGACAGTAGTTGGGTACAATGTAACGTTGTTTAAACGAGAAAAGGCAACAGTTGACACCTATATCCAAGAAATCAATGTAAAAGTTAAGAATATCTTGCCTAGCCTGATGGAACGTATCTTGAATGTTGCAAAAGTCGAGGAAAACAAAGAGTGGATCATTAAGAAACTAGAGCTTGCAAAAGAGTTAGAACAAGCAGTAGTGAATTATCTAGTCGCTAAAAGAAAAATGCGTAGTGAACTACAAACTGATAGATTGCAAAGATTAAAAGTTGATACAGCAGTTATTGAACTACTCAGCATAGATACTTTGGCAACAGGTTCTTTAAGAACAGGTGTTGAATCTTTGACAACCATTTTGGGAGACTTGAAAGTAGGGAAATCATCATTCTCTATGTTGCAGGTGGAAGAAATTAGTTTTGAAGAATCGTTGAAAAAGGAATCAGGAACTTGCTCATTGGTTCTTAGAGAAATCCGTTCAAATCTTGAAAAACTACTTAGTGAACATAGCGACAATGAAAAGATGGCGCAAGAAATCGAAGAAGCACTAGCGCTTACTAAACAACCAAAAGTGGCTACAGCAGAAGAAGAAATGGTATCTGCTTGGAATAAATATATCAGTTTGAAAATGGAAGGGAAGGAATAAACATGAGAGAGACGATTGAAGATTTTTTAGAAGAAACTAAGAATCTTTCAGATGATACCTTACTTGGAGAACGAGTAGGAACAGAATTTTATTGGAAGTATGGTAGAGCGACAAAATGTGTTTGGAGTTGGTATTTTGATAGCGATTGTGTAGTGACTATGAAGCACCTACGCTATCTTGTCAACTTGGAATTGAAGCTCCTAGACAAAGAATAAATAGATAACTCCCAGAGGAGCAGTTCCTTTGGGAGTTTGTTTTTAAATAACATAAAAAAATAATAAAGAGATACAAAAAAATAATCAAAATATCATAAAAAGTGTTGACAAAGAGTTAGAAAGAGTGTATAATATAAACATAAAGTTAAAGATGACGGAGAAAATAAATATGACTAAACTTATTGAACTCTTTGAAGAAACATTAGCAAGTCAAAACTTTGACACACATGGCTTTGAATTGCTTGAAGTAATTGAAAATTATAAATTTGGCGACCTAGAAGAAAAGGTGGCAGATATTATTGAGGAAGATGGTTCAGACGCTTTGTTGTTATTTCAACGAGGGCTTAAAAGTGGGAAGATTGATCTATTAGACGCTCCTAGAACGTATGGCGAAAGTGTGTATGTTTTTGTGCAAAATGTACCTCATAGAATGTTTGGTATGGAATGTATGGAACGTTGCATGGGAGTGTTTACAGAAGCACAAATGGAAGAATACCTTGAAAAGTACATTGAGGAAACCATAAAAGAAAAAATCTATGGACTGCTTGATGAAATCCAGAAAGTTATGGAAGCAAAAAATATCCATGAAGCAAACATAGAGCTTTATGAAGATTACTTTGAAAACTGCGAGAGTGCGTCATTATCAGTCAAGGCAATCAATGGGGAAATGGTTGCAAAATTCAGTTGTGATAGTGAAGAAGAAAATTGTAGCTTTACAGTCACAAAAAGCAATGGGGAACAAAAACTAGATGGCATTGTAGAGGCTTACGAGTTCTTTGGGTATGCTTTTAGGACTAACGAATGGGAAGATTTTCTTGAACCATTAGAAATTTGGCTAAAACAGAATAATAAATAGTTTATTAAGGAGAATGAAATGATTAAATCAGTAAAACGCTATATCAAACGCAACCCCTACCAAGCAGGGCTTATCGGTTATAATTTAGGTGTATTTGCGTGGCTACAGGCAAACGCAATCAGTTTGCTTGGGAAACATAATGTGACAGTCCCAGATTTCCTACAGTCTTTTAGCGCAGAAGCGCTACGCTTTATTAGCAACTATACGCCTATCTCATGGCTTGTTGGTTCTATGATTTTAGCGTGGATATTTAAAGCAGTAGGAACAGTTGTAAAATGGATCATCACGATTGCCCTTGTCTTTGTAGCTTATTATTTATTAAAGAGCTACGGAATTGCTATCTTTGGCTAGAATTGGAGTAAATCATGCTTACCAGAGAAAAATGGCAATGTTTCAATGCTTTAGAGCATTACTTAAAACAAAAAGGAATTGACCTTGATAGCGTGCCAGATGATGAACTAGAAATGGACGAATCTGCAATAATCTATGTTTTCTTAGAGGCAAATATAGAAGGAGTTGAAATCGTTAAGGAGAACATGAGATATTTTGTTCCCCTACTAGAATATAATAGCGAAGTTGTTTATTTTCTCAAATGGATTGAAGCAAGGTTCGGTTGTGATAAGTTCACTTGGAAAGATAAAGAGTATTATATTCTCATTGAGAAGGAAGATAACTAATGGATATTAGAAAGTTCAATGAAACGTACCAGATGAAAGTAATAGACGTGGCAGGAGACTTTTTTGGGAAAAAGCATTACTACCACTTTGACAGTTGGGAAGAAGTCCAGTTCTTTCTTCCCTTTGGCTATAAGGAAGGGAAAAGGCAGATTGAAGTCACAGAGACAGTCCTTGCTCCTGATGGGTTACAGACCTTTAGTAAAACCAAGGTCAAAACCTATGATATAGGCGAGCTGACCTTCCTAGAACAAGTGAACAATGTCCTTGGACTGTTTGGGGAAGAACTAGTCGTATCAGACAATACGGAGCAGTTTGGAGTTTTGCTGATTGACCTTCCTTCTAAACTCATGAAATATACCTATGTTGCTAAAAGAAACATAATGGAGCATACTTACTACTCGGTTCTCAGTTGTGATGATATAACCTTTATTGCAGAAGAAGGCAGTAGAGCTATATTTACGCAGGAAGAAGTGGAGAATGATCCAATACTTAGACGGTATTATTTCAAAGGGCTAAAGGGTGTTGACTGATGAAAGATTTTGATTGGGTTATCGGAAAGCAAGTGGGGGAGCTGACTATACTTAGTTATACACCCCCTTTAAAAGAGCTACGACACCAAAGAAATTGTATTTGTCTATGCAGTTGTGGAAAGCAGGTCGAAAAAAGGTTAAGTCGTGTTTTAGGAGAAAAAGTGAAGTCTTGTGGGCATTTACGCTCCCTATCAGGGGAAATTCATTCTGTAAACCTAGACCAGATCAAAGGTTATGATACTAGAACGAGCAAAGACAAGGCTATGTCTAACTCAAAAACAGGGATAAGGAATATAGCTAAGTCTGAAAATGGAGACGGATATAGGGTGTATCTCAGAAGGCATGGCAGACAATATAATAGGCGAGCTAAAACCCTTGCAGAAGCTCTACTAGTCAAGAAAGAATTGATTAAACAGGCTGAGAGGGATTTTGGCGAGGTCATCTATAAAGACTAGAATAAAGAGAAAGTCCTGCTAAAAAGTTAGGACTTTTTTAAATAAAATAGATAAAAACTATTGACAAATAATAGTTATAGGTGTATAATATAATCATAAAGAAATTAAGGGGGGAAAACCTAATGGAATCAGTCGCAAAGACTAGCAAAAACGCAACCACTACGACTACTAAAAAGTCGTCTGCAACAAAGAAAGAACCATCTAAGGTAACGAATAATGATAAAAGATTTGTTTATCTTGTTATTATTGAAATGTGGGAGAAATTTATGCCTGAGAAGGCTTATAGCAAAGATGATATTAAGCGTTTGAAAGAATACAAGGATAATTTTTATGTCCTTACTCAGTGGTTGAAAAATGATGTTATCTACCTCATTTCTCTGACCTATTCTGAAAGAGAGCAACAAAATGCCTTTTTGGAAGAAATCAATTCTTGGATAAAAGATCAAATGGGAATAAATGTTTATTCAAAAATTTGCATGAGTGCGTTTTCTCTTGAAAAAATTAAGCAATGCTTGGAAGTTCAGTCGAATTGGGAGGAAGCGATTGATAATGTAGAGGAATATAGCGAACACGAAGGCGTTTACAATGTAGGCTATATTGCTTCTACAATGGATTATGGTTTATCAGAAGAAAACCTTAGTCAACTAGCTCTTATCTATAAAAATGCTCCAAAAGATAGTAAGCAACGTATGGTTATTGAGCAGTTGCTAGAATGTATTAACTATCATACTGAAAACTCTGATTTTAGTTCAGGGAATTATGAAAAATATATTATTGCAGAAAATAAAGGAGAATAATCTATGGCAATCAATAGTGTAGTCCTAGTAGGACGTATGACGAAGGACGCAGAATTGCGTTATACACCCTCAAATGTGGCAGTCGCTACATTTACTCTAGCAGTAAATCGTCCATTCAAGAACCAAAATGGAGACCGTGAAGCTGACTTTATCAATATTGTTATGTGGCGACAGCAAGCAGAAAACCTAGCAAGTTGGGCTAAAAAGGGAGCGCTTGTCGGTATTGAAGGGCGTATTCAAACACGAAGCTACGACAACCAACAAGGGCAACGTGTTTATGTAACGGAAGTTGTTGCTGAAAGTTTCCAACTACTAGAAAGTCGCTCAGTTCGTGACGGTCAAGGACAAGGACAAGGTGGATATTCTGCACCAAGCAACCAAGCGTCAACGCAACCTACTCCTGACTTTTCAAGACAAGAAAATCCTTTCGGACAAACAAATCCATTGGATATTTCAGATGATGATTTACCATTTTAATTAAGAGAAACCCTTGACTTTAAACAGTTCAAGGGCTTTCCTTTAAAGTATTTTAGGAGGCATTATGAAACTACGTTATGCTATCTGGGAGCGATTAAAAAAGGCAAAAGAGGAGAAGGGGCTGACCTACCGTGAATTATCAGAACGGACAGGTATCAGTCAGACAGCTCTTACAACCTTATTCTCAGTAAAACCAAATTGCACGGTTGGAAGAATTATCACTATAAGCAAGGCTTTGAATAGAGACTTATCCTATGCGTTCGGAGAGGAAGTAGGTAAAATTCTTATCTATCCAGAAACAGAGAGAGAAGCGATCAACAATTTTTGGAAACAGATTGATTCTTACTACCTGAACCCTAAAGGACGTAAGCACTACTCACGGAAGAAAGTGTATCAGTCAATGGGGAAGGCTTATTACAGGGCAGTTGGAGAAGATAATATCCATCTATCGCTTGACGTGTTGGAGAAATTCTCTAATCACTTGAAGATAAGTCCTTTGAGCCTAGTCTCAAAAACCTATAGCTTGGGTGGACGATTACACTTTAGGAAGCAAAATAGCCTAGTCTATCTGCACTTGCAGGACGGAAAGAAAGACGTAGCAACCTATATGATTGATGGCGACAATGCACGTTATAAAGTCGAAGATTGGCTCATGGGTATGCTTGCAGGAACAGGTGGACGAGTGCTGACCTTGACGGATATTAACGACAAGCAAAGTCAAGTTTGCCTAGAGTGGGGGGGTAGTCTTATTCTACGCCTAGAAAAAAACGGTCAGGAGCTTTATTCTTACCAGTCAGAAAAAGATAAGGCAAATGAACTACTAACTAAAATAAGCAGGAAGGAAAAAGGTTACGATTCATACTTGAACCTTTTAGAAGAAAAAGAAATATGAAAGAAGAAAATAGCAAGCTAGTAGTTACTATCATTGTGCTTGCGTCTCTACTGCTTTCTGTTTATCTATCTGCTGTTGTGGTAGCTGTTGTAAATGACGTATCAATTACTACAGTTATCCATAATTGGCAGTCGTGGGCGCGTGACTTTTTAAAAAGCCTGATTGAGTAGAAAGGAAGAAAGAATTATGGATATAAGTCAGTTAGTTGATGTACTACTATTAGTGATTTTGTTTGCACTCCCTATTTCCTTGTTGCTAAAGGTTAATAGGGGCAGTTTAGAAATAGAAATTATGCGTCGTCAAAATGATTTAGGTAAGCCTGTTTTTGATGATATTGACTTTGAGAAGTACGGTTCAATCAAAGAGCTTATACAATTAAACGAGGAGCTAAAGAGACAACAAAGAACTCAAAAGGCTAAAGACGGAAGTTTAGCATGGTATGAAGGCGTAACACCAGTTAGAGGGGAAGTTGTGCAGGAGCAGAAGTTTGAGTACGTTGATTTTGAAGAACCACAGGAAGCTCTTATCCCCCTTAATTGGGATTTATCTATTGTGGAGCAAGAGGAAGTAGAAGTTGACCGAAAGAGACGTGACAGACGTATTCAGGAGGTCAACAAACTCAAAGAAAAGGTTGACGCTTACTTTAAAAAATGCTTTGGAAGAAATGTGATCAAGTTATTCAAGACGAAAATAACTTGGAGTGGAGCTGAGTTTTTTATTAGACTAGAGCTTAAATATGGTTATGTAGAAACATACGCCCTGAAAGCTATAAAAAGAGACTTGGAAAGCATTTTCCATACTAACTCTTTAGAAGTAACAGAATATGCAAATCTTATCCGTATTGCTTTTAATACAAGTGAGATTGAGTTCCCAACCCCTCACTATATGTTCTCAAAATTTGCAAGCGAAGGAGTACCTAAGACACCCCTAACAATTATGGCAGGGGTTGATAAAGAGGGGAGAGTAAGGCAGTATGATCTTGCTATGGCAGGTGGAGTTCTGGTATATGGTGGAGTTGGAAGTGGCAAAAGCAACTTTGTAAGACAAGCTCTTTCCTCAATCATGCTACACAGTACGCCAGATGAAGCTAAGTTTGTAGTTTATAGCCCTGCTGTTGATGTGGAGTTCCACTACCTCAAAGGAAGTCCGTATCTTTACAAGGATATACTAGGCAAAGAAGAAGAAACACTTAATGTCCTAGCAGAGCTGAAAAGCGAGATTGACCGTAGATGGAAGATGTTTTCAGAACGTGCAGTCTATAACATTAGTGGTTTTAACTCTATTGCTGATGAAAAAGAGAAATTGCCTTATCTGTTAGTTGTACTAAATGAAGCTGAGAGCTTGCTGTATAATAAGTACGATGAAGTGATTGAACTATTGGCATATTTGGCAACTAGAGGACGAGCTACAGGAGTTGTTCTTTTACCGACAACACAAACAGCTAGAGCAGATATTGTTCCACAACGTCTGAAAGCTAATTTTCCATGCGTGGTCGCTTATCATCTAAGCAATGAACTTGATAGCTTGATTGCTATTGGAACAGAAGGAGCAGGACGCTTACTAGTGTCAGAGTGCTTGATAAAATGGATTGATAGCCCAGAGCCTACTAAGATTAAAACCCCTTATATCGGCGATACAGAAATAGCTAAGATGGTTGAATCAACTAGTAAGCAGTTTTCGTAAAAAGACAAAACAAAAAGCCCCTGCATTGAAGTAGTGGCTTTTTGCTATATGGAAAGTTAGAAAAACAAAACCCCTCAATTCGTCCAAAGAGGGGCGGAGAACTTATAAGAAAGTCCAAAGAATAGTACGAAGTTATTATAACACTAACAAGCAACTCCTGACAAGTTTTTTCGGAAAATAGTTGACAGGGGATATAAAAGGGTGTATAATATAAACATAATAAAAAAAGAAGGCAGGATTTAAAATGCGAGTATCAATTTGTTACGCAACTATGATTAAGGACGGAAAACCATTCGTCTATGAGCTTGAACGTGAGGACTACTCATTGTTTGACTTTGACAAGGAATTTCAGAAGATTGCTAAAAGTCGTGGTTGGCAATATGTAGAATGTGGAACTACACCATTGCTATAAATGAGGTTAGGGAAATATGAAAATGATTGAAGTTTTTTGGAATTTCATTTCTGAAAATTTTATAGAGTTCTTAATGGTTATAGCTTTCCTATTTCTTCTGATGTATGTAGCGATTGGTAAAGCAAGTGGACTTTTTTGGGAGTTTGTCCTTAAAGGTATTTTAACGATTTTAATTGGGGTGTTCCTTTTATTTATTTTGGTGCATTTAGTTATTGGTTTTTAGAGGTGGAAAGTTGAAAAAGAAGAATATTTTTAAACTACTGACCGTAGCAACAGCAATGTTGCTCTTGGTCGGTTGTAAGGACGTTCAGAAGATTGCTGACAAGAAAGACAGTCAGACAACAGAAGTAGCACAGGTAGCACAGGGAACAGTCCAGACTTGGAGCATTGATAAGTACCCTAACTACTACACAGTAGATGGTAAGAGTGGTATCAATAAATCAGACTTTCCAGAAGCAGGTAAAATCCAGTATGGAGAGTTAGACAAGCTAGGACGTACCACAGAAGCTAAAGGCTCACTAACGTTTAAGAACGTAGAAGGTTCTTACGGAGTGCGCCAGAAGTTTTCTAAGGACGCTGATCCAAGTGGTTGGGGTGTTTAGGATAAAGTGAAAATACCTTATTCTAACGGTAAGCACTACAAAGGGTTCTTTTGGAATCGTAGTCATCTAATCGGAGACGCTTTAGGGGGAGACGCTATCCGTCAAAACGTGGTAACAGGAACACGAACTCAAAACGTAGGAGAGGACGCTAAAGGTGGTATGCGTTATACCGAGATTAAGGCGCAGGAGTGGTTGGAAGCAAACCATGACGGAACGCTCTACTACGGAGCAAAGCCAGTCTATGAGGGTAACGAACTAGTACCACGGACTGTTATTGTCTCTATGCTATCGTCAGACGGTACGATTAATGAAAAGGTTATTGTCTTTAATAGCGCTAACGGTTTTGAGATCAACTACGCAGACGGAACTTTTAAGGAGACAAAATAGCATTTAATAGTTAGGAGAAAATCCTAGCTATTTTTTTATTTTTATCCAATCGTTTTAAAGGGTATTTTTAGCCGATATAAGCGATTTTAAGAAAAAGTGGTAGAAATAGACCTTGATATAGATAAAGTGCGAAAATGAGGACGAGAGAGGACAAATAGAGGACGTTAGGATATAAAGGAGTGTGTAGAGTGAGAAAAAGGGTTGATTTTGATAAAAAATAATCTCAGAAAGCAAAAAAGTCTTGACAGTCAGGCGAAAAGAGTGTATAATATAAACATAAAAATAAAAAGGGGTATCATTATGAACCAAGATGAACGTGACGTAAATAGAGTAGCTAAACTTACCAAGCTACAAGCTATTAAAGAGACAACTGAACGATTACTTCACCCAAGCGAAGAAAACACTCATACTCTTATCATGGTTGAGACTATTAGGAAAGGCGAGGAAATCGAAACAATAAGTCGAGTTATGGCTGACGGAGATATACGTCAAATCTTATTGTCGGTTGGTGGGCTTCTCAAAACAGCAAAAGAGATGATGAATAGCTTTCCTGATGACTTTATTGAGGATGCAAAGGAAACAAGAAAAGAAGAACTGCTTAATCTTTTTCTGCAATCGGCTGAAATCGGCTCACAGTTGATGGAGTGGTGTGAAATCGGAGAGGAGTAGAAAGGTGGGGAACAATGAATATAAAAGAATTGATTGAGAAATATGAAGGTAAGTTTCCCTCTATCGGCATGAATATCTCTACTACAATTAAATTTAAGACGCTGTGGGACGATATTTTGAAACTAGAAGAATCACAAAAGCCTACAGTACCAAGGTTTGTAGCTGATTGGTACGAAGAACACAAGGGCAACTTTGATGAAAGTATTTGGGAGTATCTTGTTAATTGGGAAGAAAGTGAGTGGGATAATTTCAAAGAATGGTTTTCGCAAAGTCACAAAAATAAAGCTATTGTAACTCTTACCAATATGCACCAATTTGGGTACAAAATCGAAAGCTAAAAGGAGTAGAAAAAAGGGGAAAGATAACATGATAGTAAAAGATTATAAGAACAATGGGGAAAGTATTACATACACGCTAGACTATGATATTTTTAGTGTGAGCGTTGAACATAAAAAGACTAGTGAAGGAGTTGACGTGACAGACTTGAAGGGCTTGTTTGATTGGTTAGATGAACAAGAAGTGAGTACAGTACCACTAGAATCCTTTTTGTCTTTCCAAAACAGCCTACTACTAGCAGGCGAAACATTAGATTTTGCAATGAGCGAACGCAAAATGACACAAAAAGAAATTGAAGAACTAGCTGATAAATTATTTGATAAGAATATATCAGAACGTTTAGCATTTGTGGAAGGAAGAGATAAAAGGCAATAATGAGAAGAATCATAATGGTTACAATAAATATCATTGCATTGGTCTTGATGTCAAGTGATGATGTGAAACATAGAGTTGTAGGGGTATCTATTATAATTTTCTGTTATTTGTTCCTTCTGCTTAATTACACGCTTCCTGATAGAAATTATGAAAACTATAGAGTAAAAAGAATTGAAGCGCCTATATTAAGTGCAAGAAAACAGTTTAAAGTCAAAAAGATTGCGACCTATAAAGTGAATGAAGGGGTTTTAACAGAGGAAAAATGGGAAGATTTAAAACTTGTGTTAAACTCCTTTGCATTAGAGTTTTTACATAGAAATTTTCCTGATGTTGAATGGGATAGTCAATTCTATTTAATAAAATATGATGGAAGGTTAGCAGGGGTGTTTGTGAGCATAGCACTTTATAAAGAACTTATGTTTACAGAAAAGCCTATGTCACCTATTTTGGTAAATGAATCTTTCCTGTATGCTGTAATCAAGTTTAATGATTTTGGAATTATTAAACCAGTAGTAGAACATGAATTAGTACACTATGCACTTTGGAAACAAGGAAAGAAATTTGGAGATCATCAAGAAGATTTTGAAAACAAACTTTTAGAGTTGAATATCCCATCAAATAACCCTGAAAATTCAAACGCTTACAGCTTTGGGATAGAACGTATTGAAACAGAGAATGGGATTGAGGATACACTATCTTTAGTTATACCACCTAGCAAATCGTCTGAAAAAGATTACAAGCACGTCCTAGAAAAATATATAAATAAGTGTAACAGCAATGATGGATAGGGGGAGAATAAATCAAACATGACAAATTGGTTTGTCCGGATAAACCACAGGAAAGATAATAAAGGGGAGTTTTATTCAGAACAAGTAGAACGTAAGTTATATTTTGACTATGCTACAAAACGTGATGTGCTTGATAGAGTGAAAAAAGACTACCCTGAGTATTTCTTTGATAAAGTACCACAGAGGACGGTAGATGGGGAATTATTCTATGTCAATGTCTATGAATTAGATAGCCATTGGGAAGAATTTTGGACTGAAAAAATCCCTTGCCAGTATTGTGGAGAGAATCCAGTCAATAGGATTGACCTTAAAAATAATAACTATAGTGGCTATTATTTCTGTTGTTTGGAGCATGAGGAACAGTTCTATGAAAACCGATTAAGGGAAGATGATAGAACTTACCAAAATAGCAAAGTAGTAGGCTTTATTTACAAGATCACCCATAAACAAACAGGGAGAGTATATATTGGAAAGACGGTCAACCACCCTATTTTTAGATGGTTTCAACACTTTAAAGCGCAGTCAGGTAGTTATTTTCATGAAGCAATGAAGGATAGCAAGATTACAGATTGGACGTATGAGGTTATAGATGTATTGGAAGAAGGTTCAGAAAAGGATTTGCTAGACCTAGAAAGTAAATACATAGCTGAGTACAATGCAACAGATCGTGATCATGGATATAACACGAAAGATTAGAAAAAGGGGAAATAAGATGAAGAAATTGACGGTTAGAGGTATTTCTACTCACGAAGAAAGTAAAGGTGAGTGGAAACGTGGCTATCTCATTGAAGATGAAGGAGTGTCTTACATTATCAATGGTGTCGTAGAAGCAAATAACGAGTATATCGCTATTGGAGAGTGGTGTTCTGTAGAACCTGAAACGTTGGGAATTTCAACAGGATTATTAGATAAAAATCACAAAGAAATCTTTGAAGGAGATATAGTAAAGCGATATAGAAGCCCTTTTTTTAAAGCAAAATGGGAATATCAGATTGAAACTGTAATCAAAGAAAAAGCCAGTCTTTTGTTAGGGCGAAAATTTGGCAAGAACTTTGGGACAATATCATTCGACTCACCATTTGCTAAAAGTGAACTGTTGGAAGTCATTGGAAATATCTACGAAAATCCAGAGTTGCTAGAAGAATGAAAGGAGAAAATAAATGAATAAAGCAGAATGGAATAAACTTGTAGTGAGAAAACTGCTTCCTGAAGAAAAAGTACATTTTGGGGATAATGTGTCAAGTATTTGGGAAGGAGTAACACCTGATGTTGACGAGGAAGTGTTGGTTTACACTCCAGAAATAGGAGTGACTACAGATACTTGGATAGACTATGGAAATGGGGTTGGTTTTGAAAATTATGATTATGACGTGATTTATTGGACTAGCTTCCCAGAACCACCAAACGAATGATAGGAATAACCTTTGAGGTTTATCAGGACACCCTGATAGCCTTGAGGGTTTTCTTTTTTGCAAAAACACAAAAAGATAAGATAAAAACACCTAAAAATAATAAAAAAGAGTTGACAAAGAGAGATAAAAGGTGTATAATATAAACATAAATAAGAACAGAGGGATAAAAATGAGTAAATTCAGATTGTGGGATAAACGTTTTTCGGAGTTTGTGGAAGATTTTTTCGTAAGTGAAGATGGCAAAATCTACAAAAAATCAACAGATACAGGCTATGGGATTGCTATATCTAGGGAAACAAGTGATAAAGTTATTTTAATGCACTCAACAGGCTTATTTGATAAAAAAGGGGTAGAAATTTTTGAGGGCGATGTAATTTCAACATATACTGATAATTTAGTTATCAAAAGGGATAATTTACTTGGGTTTTATGTAGAATTGGACGAAAAAAGAAATTATTTTGCTGAAACAGTAGATATTGAGTATCTTGGCTTATTTGCTAAAGATTTTGGAGTTGCAGTTGAAGTCTTAGGCAATATCTATGAAAACGCTGATTTGCTTGGTACAGAAGAAAGTGACAAGGAAACAGTTGTAGAACTACTAGTCAAAGGGGCGTTTGATAAGAAAAGCGAGCGTTGGTATGTAGATACTGACGAAGCGACAGTAGAAGCAATGAACAGCTTTTTAGAAGAACATGACCTAGATGTGTTTGAATCATGGCTAGGGTATTTGGAAGATGGAATGAGTAGCGAAGCCTTGGCTTTTGTTGACTTATTGCAAACTACCGAAGATGAAATTGAACTTGCAGACGGTAGCAAGATCAAGCTAGTAGAAGGGTAGGAGATAGAATGGAACAACGCTTTACAAAGAAAGACTTTTTTGTAGGTCAAGTAGTTTACGCAGAATGTGTAAATAAAGGTGGTAGAACAATATTAGAGACAGGAGAGATTACGGAAGAAGTTGTAACTAAAGTAGGGAATAAATATATTGAAACAGATACATCTAATCATAAATACCTTATCGAAAATGGGGTTGAGGTAAGTGATTATCTGCCTAACTTTGTGATCTGGACGGACAAAAACGAAGCAAAAGCAAAAGTAGCTAAAGATAAGGTGTTTTCAAAACTTATAAGTCTATTCAGGATTGATAATTGCAGTTTGCAGGAGCAAAAACTTTACAAGAAACTGAGCCTAGAGGACTTGCAAGAGATTGAGAGAATCATTGAAAAAGGAGAAACAAAGTAAATGAAGGTATATAACGCAATCGGAACAGTCTATAATGCCTTTGGAAGATTGAAGAAAAAAGAGCTTATCGGCTCTTTCTCAACGCTGGAGCAGGCAAGAAACGCAGTCAGTCAGGTAGCAAGCAACTATGACGAAGTTGGAATAGTTGTCGCAGAGCTTGACAAAACAGAGACAAAGGAGTTGTAAAAGGAGTAGCGAGGTAAAGTATGGGATATACAGGGTGGCTTATGCCAGATGGGGAATTTTATTCTTGTAAACATTCTAAGCATACAGAATTATTAAGGGAGTTGTTAGAGAAACCTAAGTATAAATATTTAATGGAACAAAATATTGAAAAAGGGAAACGGTATAATGATAAACCTGATGGGGTTGTTTGTTTTTGGGATACTAGCTTTCAGTATGCTAGTTTTGAAGGGGAAATGACAAAAGACACAGAAGAATTTCTTGTCAAACATTTCAATGAATTTAACGATAGGCAAAAACTATGTATCTATTATAAGTTTTACTCATTAAAAAACAAGACTAAAGAGCAGGAAGAAGCCTTGAAAAAATTCAAGAAATATGGATAAAAGGAGTAAGTTTTAAAAATGGGACAAGAACGCTCAATAGATAACATTGTATGGCAGTTGCCTATGGTAAGTGCAGAAAACAATAACACAGGCTGTATTCATGGCAATGCGAAACCTCACGCTTTTGCAACTTGTGACGATAATCTTGTAAACTGGTCTTTATGTAAAAAATACAGTCAATACAGTAAAGAATATGAGACTATCAACATTGAAGAAGTTGAGGAAAAGCACCTATGTAAAAAGTGCCTGAACTCCTACAAGAAACTAAAAAAGAAAGAAGGAAACAATAATGGAGCTTAAAGGGAAAACCAGAGAAGGAGAACTTGTTACTTTGCTATCAGGAAAGGATAGCTACACTATCGAAGTAGTAGCAAGCGAAGATGAAAAAGGTAAGAAGAAGTCTGACAAGACAAAAGAGCCAGTACGGATTGGGAATTACAAGAATGAATTTGCTAAGAGTTCGCTTGAAATGTACGAAGTGAAAAAGCATGATGGCGAAACAGGAATAAAGATCAAGTTCGCAGGAGAACGGTTTACCTTCTCCTTTGTGACTGAGACACCATACGAAAAAGTGGTAGAAATGCTAGAGGTAAGTTAAAATGGAAAATAAAAATAAGTCTGAAATCTGGGTAAAAGGGTATGTGGACGAGAAAGGAGATATTATTATCTCACTAGGTAATGACGGTTATCACAGAGTGCTAAAAGACTATGTGGATTTAGGAGTAGTTGAGGTAAAAGAAGCATGACAAAAACCAAAGACCGAAGAACAGGGTGGCTTAAAGAACTTAAAGCAGGAGATAGAGTAGGAGTATTAAAGACAATGGGGGTTCTTGGTCGTACTATGACAGTTGAAGTTGTCAAGGATATAACTCCAACAGGCGAAATTGTATTGTCAGGTACTACAATCCCTGCTAATGGTATTCTACATTATGAAGGTTATAAAACAATCAGGCTTGTTAGAGCAGATGAAACAGAATAAAGGGAGCAGTTGAGGTAAAAGAAGTTTAAGATACCAAAGGGGGGCATTATGTTTAGTAACCTTATCAGTAAAAAGTTTAAGATAGCCTATTTCTTATCGTCTTTTACGATAGCGTATATACCTAGTTTGTTGATAATTTCTCTAGCTTATTTAGGGCTTATAAATACTCATATTTCTACAGTTTTAGCTTTGATATTTATAGTGTTATTTGTGATTTCTGTTTTGTCATTGTTTTATGTCAAACTTAAAATTTCAGAGGATCGAAAACGTGTGAGGATAAACTCAAAGGAAGTGTATTTACAAAATCAAAACTATATATTTTGGAGAAGCAGTAAACCTTTGTTCTTGTTATTTTTGTTAGTATTTCCAACAATTCTATTTTCAACAAACTTACTATTAAGTTTAGGTTGGGTGCTTTCTATCCAACTTATAGCAGGCTATTATTTTTATGCTAGTGCTAAGTTTTTACTTAATACACCATTGTTGATGATAGGAGAAGTTCTACTTATAGCTAAAGACAGCACGGGAAATTTGCTTCTTTTCATGTCAAGGAAAGATTTAAAAAGAGACTTAGGGAGTAAAATAAATTATATACCATTAGGCGAAACATCAGAATTTAGATTAGGAATTTATGCAATAGAAAGATGATACTCTTTTTATTGCAATAAAATAAAGGGGTTAAAAATTGACAAACACAACAAAGGAATATAGCACGCAAGCAAGCAAGCAAGCAAGCAAGCAAGCAAGCAAGCAAGCAAGCAAGCAAGCAAGCAAGCAAGCAAGCAATAAGTCCGTCTATGCACCAATAGGAGCTTCAATCACTCAAAACATGAAAGACACCAAGAGGACTACTACGCAACCGATCCAGTAGCAGTAGATTATTTGCTGAGTGTTGAAAGTTTTAAGAATGTATTAGAGCCTGCTTGTGGAGAAGGACACCTGAGTAAAAGGTTGATTGAGTTAGGAGTAGAAGTACACTCTAGCGATTTAATAGACCGTGGCTATGGGGAAGTGGCTGACTTTTTCGGTATAGAAAAATGGGAAGGGGATTTAATAACCAACCCCCCATACAATATAGCTCAGAAGTTTGTAGAGCATAGCTTAAAAGTTGTTCCAGAAGGAAACAAGGTAGCAATGTTTCTAAAGCTGACTTTTCTTGAAGGTCAGGCAAGGCGCAAAATGTTTGAACAATATCCCCCAAAAACCGTATATGTTTTTAGTAAGAGAATCAAGTGCGCTAAAGGTGGGGATTTTAATGGCTTTTCATCTAGCGCAGTTGCTTACGCTTGGTTTGTTTGGGAGAAGGGGTTTAAAGGCAAACCACAAATTGAATGGATAGATTGAAAAGGCTAGATCAACTAGCTTTTTAATTTGCCCCTAAATTGGTTTGTATGACGTTTTAGGGCAAAACAACATGATTCTAGGTGGAGCATTATAAAATGTGACAGGAGCTAAAATAAGGGGCAATACGGACGAGCTAGAGGTAAATGTATTTTGTGGATAGAAAGTAACAGATAGGGGGTATAGCAGATAAACCACAAAAAAATAATACGAAAACACAAAAAAATAATATAAAATCATTGACGAAATGTTGGAAGAGGTGTATAATATAATTATAAAAAATAAGAGGTGTAAAATTATGGCAAATAAAGATGGTTGGCATATAGTGTACGGACAAAATGTTTATGTAGAAAATGGGAAAGTCGTCTTAGGAACAAGAAAAGACGAAAACAACTCAGAAGTCACTTGCTATCCTTATGAGTACGACAAAGACCATGACTGTTGGGTTAATATTTCTAAGGAAGCAACTCTATCAGCTTATAGGGCAGGGTACAAAAGAGGAACTAAATGTATGAAGTAAGCAAAAAACCAGAGGGGATAACCCCTCTTTTTTGTTTCGCTACAACACGAAAAAATAATCAAAAAAACACAAAATAATGGCATAAAACTATTGACAACCACTAAAAAAGAATGTATAATATAAACATAAATTGACGAATAATCACAAACTACAGAAATAGAGGAGTAGCAAAATGAACCAAAAAAATAAAATTACCGTAGGAGACTTGAAGGAATTATTAAGCAGATACAATGACAACGACCAAGTGATATTAAGCACAGGATTTTATACAGACAGAGGGGGAGAAGCATGGGTTGAAACTGAGCGATTCACACTTACACATGATGGCAGAAATATTGTTTACATAGAAGGAGATGAAGCGCATTGATAAAACTGGTTCAGACTATTGAGATTGATAATTTTATTGTTCAGCCAAGGGAAGGTAACCTTCTATATGTTGATGGCTATATTGGTTGCTACTCAGAATATGAAGGTTGCACTTCTAATGAACATATTAGAGGTATAGTAGAAGTAAGTGTAACAGGAGATAGGATTACACAGATTGTATCAGATGATTTAGAACACGTATCTAGCGAGTATGATGGCGCAGAATGGGACGATATAATTTTAGAATTGGAAGATTTGCTTAGGAATTGCTTTAGAGTTATTTCAAATTGAATGGATAGATTAAAAATAAAGAAGGCTAGGCAACTAGCTTTTTTACTTTGTCAAGGTGGGATCGAGGGAACAACACAAAAAAATAATCAAAAAACACAAAAGAATAACGGAAAACTATTGACACCCACCAAAAAAGAGTGTATAATATAACCACAAAATAAAACAAAGGGAAAACACCATGAATAAAGAATTAACAACACAAGAACAAATTGGACTAGCAAAAGAAATTTTACAAGTTAAGAACCGCAGAGAACGTTCTAAAAAACTTGGAGAAATCCTAGATCGTGAAAAGCTATCAGCAGATGATATGTACTCATTGTACAATACATTGCTAACAGCCATTAGAGTTTACGGTGATGTTATTGGATTTGATGACAAAGACTTTCAGGAAATGGCTCTGACAATCTTAGTTCTGGAAAAGGTTGAAGAAGCGAAAGAAACTAGGGTAGCGTAGAGGGGATAACCCCTCTTTTAAGTTGCAAGGACAACACAAAAAAATAATCAAAAAGCACAAAAAACTATTGACAGCCACTAAAAAAGAGTGTATAATATAACCATAAAATAAAACAAGGGCAACGCAACAAAGTCCTAGAAAAAAGGAGAATTGCAAAATGAATACAGTCACAGTTTTAGAACCAAAAGTAGGAATTGAAGCAAAGACACAAGAGAAAGTCGTAAAATTGCTCACTAAACAATTAAAACGAGTACAGAAACATACTGGTTTCCGTGCCTTATTGCAACAAATCCATAGCTACGAGAACAAAGCAGTATTCACAGATACCACTATCTGTTTGGAACTCCCTGCTCACTTTACAGATAAGCATATCGCCCTTAACACTCTTACTAAAAAAGAGATTGAGAATGGGAAACAAGTTATTGAACCTGAAACAGTACCATATCCTGAAACAAACTGTGTATTCTATGTAGAAAATAAATTAGAAGAAATGGCTCAATTCGAGTATGATATTGTCAATACCTTAAAAGAGTTGAAAGAATTGAAGAAAATCACAAGAGAAACTACCAAGCGAGAAAACTTTGATAAGGTAATTCGTATCAACCAACAAACAGGAAAATTCGACTATTGTAAAGCCTATAGTGAAGATAGTAAAGAAAAACTTCTTCCAGATTACGGTGTTCTTATTCAAGTGGATAATCTTATCAATTCGCTTTCAGTTATGAAAGAGTTAGGGGATAAGAAAGTAACTTTTTACTTACATAAAGAAAAATTTTACCTCCCTATTGCGATCCATAGTGAAAGTGTAAAAGGGGTGGTAGGTGCAATCCGTTATAAATAGCAAACATAAGACTCCTTCCCCTGTTCCAACGCAACGAGCAGGGGGAAAGGAGTAATGATATAACCACTTTATAAAGAGATAGGTAAGAGTTTCATAGATAATCTCCTTTTATACCAACGCTGAAACACATAAAAACTCCGTACTGAATTACCTATCTCCTTATAAGGTGGTTAGTAATAACCAAAAAAAATCAAAGGAGAACCGCAAAATGTACTTAGGAGAGCTACTAGCCTACCCTATATGGCTATATGTAGGAATCAGCGTGATTGCTACTGTACGTCACGCATGGAAAAAGATGGAAGAATAGCAAACAAGCTACTTCTTCTTTTTATTTGCACCACAAAAAAAGTACAATAGGAACACAAAAAAATAATCAGGATATTATAAAAACACTTGACACCCACTAAAAAAGAGTGTATAATATAAATATAAAGGAACAAAGGAGTAAATGAAAATGACAGTAGGAGAATTGAAAGAGCTATTAAGCAAGTATAGTGATGACGCACAAGTGATCTTATGTGCAGGATTTTATACAGAACGTGGAGGAGTAGATTCTGTTGAAATAAAAAAATACACTGTCTATCCATCGAATGATGAAAAAGTAGTTTATATAGATGGAGAAGAATCAAATTAAATAAGAAAAACCTTGACAGCAAATAAAAAAGGGAGAAATTTATGCCCCAAAAAGAAGAACGATTTTTTAAGACAAAGTCAGATTGGTTTTTACACCAAAAAACAACCTATTCAAAAGCTTCTGATGATATACTCTACTTCATTCAAGAATTTCTGTTTAATCTTTATTCAGATGAATTGCCCATTGATACAGGGCAAACTGTTTTGCAACAACAATTTACAAACGGTTATTGTTGGCATTTTGCAAACATCTTAAAATCTACATTTCAACGTGGCACGATTAACGTCATATTACCTGATGCTAATCATGTAGTTTGGACAGATGATGATGGTTTATCGTATGACATCAATGGCGTGGTCAATAATACTTCAATTTTGATACCAACTAAATTCTTAGAAAATTTCTTTCCAGAATTTCTCAACAATTTTCGACATACAATTATGTTCAAAAGTTGTAAAATTACAGAAGAACTTATCAACGCCATTATCGAAGAATACAAACAGGTTCAAATCCTGTAACCGTGATAGGAAAAGCAAAATAAAAAGGGGTTCGCCCCTCTTTTAAATTGCCGAAATAACACAAAAAAGTACAAAGGGAACACAAAAAAATAATCAAAAAGTCTTGACAGGGGTTAAAGAAGAGTGTATAATATAAACATAAAGAAATTAAGAAAAGGAAGGCAGTTGATAGTTTTGTAAAGGGGTAGAGAGAGCGTGTTCTTTAAAAAATTATTAGTAAAGGAAAAAAACAACTTTCTCCGAGCGACTTTCTCTATTCCTCTACAAGACTATCAGCTCCTCAAAGGAACATAGGTATGTCAACATTCATTCAAGAAATCAAAATCGCAACAAGCACTTCTCTTGATGTTATCATGAAAAGCGGACGAGCTTATCGTTACTATGGAATCGATCCCGAATGGCTTGCTGAATTGATGTCAGACTATACTACAATCGTAGTAGAGGGTGGAAGTGTAGGACACTTTTACCATGAGTATATAAAAGGGGTGTTTGAATCTAAGCAGTTACAAACCACAATCAAAGAGAACACTCCTGACCTCAAAGAACTGTTTGAGAACCTACAAGAAGGACGAGCAATCCTAGTAGGCAATAAGCAAGAATTGGACGAGTTACTGAAAACCATTGCTGAACATTACCACGTTCAAATTAACTATCAAGGGTTGCTGAAAGACTATCAAAATATCACAGATGAAGGGTGTATTGCTATCAGGGAGGGAGAGTTAGTTCTTATTCCAGTAACGCAAGTAGGCTATGAAAATATCGTTGCCTATTCGAGTATCACGCGCATTAACTCACGAGTGATTATAGCTGATGACCTTTCTAGTGATGATACCTTCTTATATGATGTTAGCCTTACAAGAAAAGAGGAAACAGAATGGTCTGAGGGCGACGCTGAGAGCCATATTAAGTCCTCTAAGGACGATAACAAGACAGATGAAGGGAAAGGACTAGACGATAAAACAATGGTGCTACAAGCCCTAAATCTCCTTGAAAAAGTGATCGTAGAAAAAGGGTACTCAGACACAGATATTCTAATCAAGACAATCCGTGACTACATTGAAAAATAATCAAAAAAAGTAAGAGGGGGCAACCCTCTTATAAATTACAATACAACACAAAAAAATAATCAAAACATGACAAAAAGTGTTGACAAAAAATAAAAAAGAGTGTATAATATAATCATAAAGAAGTTGAGGGGAACAGACCAAAACGAGGGGCAATCCTCTTAAAAATAATCAAGTTGCACAAAAAAATAATCTTGCTACACAAAACGGTAAGCAAGATATTACAAAGGAAAAAACACGGAAAGACAATGGTATAAAAAGATAATATACCGACACAAAAAGATAATAAACATACACGGAAAAGGAGTAAAGATACACCAAAATATAGCAAGGCGACACAAAAAAATCCGAGAGAGCAGGGTGGCAAACTGCTGAAAGAGAATGGTTCAGATATTTCAGAAAACCTTGCAGAAAATCCTTGCAAGCGAGGGCAAGCCGAGAAGAAAAAAACAGCTCTAGCACAGAAAATCTGAAAAATTCTGCTAGAGCCAAAATTAAAAATCCGAGGGGGCGAGCGAGGGGCAGACGGACTGCGCAAAGCCACGCACTGCAAAAAGAAATTCTTTAATTTATGTTTACTAAGCGCCTTTTCTTTTCTAA